CTCTGGTTCAGGTTCTTCTATAACCTCTGGTTCGGGTTCTTCTATAACCTCTGGTTCAGGTTCTTCTATAACCTCTGGTTCGGGTTCTTTGTCTTGAATGACAATTTTACTATCTGTTTTCATTAATGGTGGAATATGTTTTGGTTCTACTATAGTTTCAGTCCTTTCACTGGTAGGTTCTCCAACCTTTACTGTTAATAAGCGTTTTTGTCGTAGTTTTTCTAATACAATCTCCCTATCAAAATTGGCAAATTCAGGTTGTCTTCGTTTGTCAATTATAGAAATTGGTTTATGAATGACAGTTTCCTCCAAATTATCCTCTTCTACATCATTCGGATCTTTTGTTTCTTCATCGATTACTTCTTTTTTCTGATTTATCTTTATTTCAATCGGTTTATAGGGTTTCGGATTTGTTTTTGTTTCTAATAATCCTAAATATGAGGATGGAATATTCATAACTGTATACTATATTCTTATAATTTTATTTAATTGCCTTTTTATGAAATACAATTAGCTGACGCGCGATAAAAAATGATGCTTTTTATAGGAACTTATAAGTTGTTATTAAAATTGATCTAGAATACGGATTGCGGTTTCACACGCAACTTGTTCGGCTTTTTTCTTGATTTTATGGACCCCTTCGCCCAAGAATACGAATACTTTATTATGCTGTGACATATGCATATGAATGTCGTTATAACAATTGAAACTATTTATATGTATGGCATCGTTTGGTTTTACAGAGTGTAACGGTTGACCCAGCCGTAGGTACACTCCCATATGATATCCGGTATCAACATCATGTTCTTCGATCTCAAGGTAGTCCGGGGTCACCTTGAATTCTTTTTGAATTTTCACCTGTAGTATGTTTTTATAATTGTCGTCATTTTTAATAAGAGTTATCCAGTCTACGTGCTTTTCAAATACACTTTCTACAAATACTTGTGACATTTGAAATCCAGGACCACATATAAACAAGTTTTCGAACCATTTATCATCGTCTATAACGCTCATACGATTAAAGTCGAGAAATAAGGCACCTAAGAATGCTTCAAATAAACACCCTAGTTTTTTATGATTTGTTCGAATCTGTTTCGTCTCTGCGTGTTTAGACATAATGTACCAATTATGTAGCCCCATTTCATAAGCCATTCTACCAATAGATTCATTTTTTACCAAAGCTATTTTTTTCTCGGTCATAAATCCCTCATTCTCTTTAGGGAATCTTCTGTATAGAGAATACTTTGTAATGCATTCCAATACACCATCGCCTATGAACTCTAATCGCTCGTTTGATTTTGTATATAATGGAAGGCATTCCTCTGGTTTGGTCGCCAATACAATGTTATTTTGTTTATTTTCAATGTCGGGTCTCTTGGTATAAGAACGATGGATAAACGCGCGTTTATACAAATTGTAATTATGAATCGTTACATTCAACCCATATTTCTTTAGAATTTCTTCAATCTCGTCATTGCTGATAAGTTTATTTAGGGGGTTGTATGGGTCAAATAAGTAAATATCTTCTCCGTCCACATTCTTTTGAATAATAATATCTTCATCGGTATTCATTTTATTAGGCAAATAAAATGAATGTATTTTGCTTATAATTATTCATTTTTTAAGATTCAATTTTGTAATTCCTTTTATATTACATAAAAATATTTAGTAAATATATATATTATAAAATATGGTGCTAATGAATGCTGGAGCAAGAGCGCGTAACGCGTCATCAATTACTAACAGACATCAAGGTGGTGGAATGAAGAAGGCCGGTCTCCCCGAGCAGGTTGGACGTACTTCTGGCGAGTCTATCGCTATGCATGGAACTTCCCAGAAGATGCATGTGCTTCGTCAACCAGTGAGTTCCACTACCAGACCTTCTCGTCCTATCGGAAGTCTCCCCATGAACTTCCGTTAAACAACTATTTAATTAACGAAGAAACAATATAATAGATTGTATAATTTATTATATTATTATGAAAATTATTATAGACGAACGAGAACATTCCCTGTATGAAAAATGTCAATATTTAATGATCCAGAAACCAAATCCAAACATTGTTATTATAAAACAGGTTCTCGAACTAGGAGATATGATAATTAAAAAGGATACTGATGAAATAATTTGTATTATAGAAAGAAAGACCTTTTCGGACCTTTTGTCATCCATAAAAGACGGTAGGTATGAAGAACAATCTTATCGACTGCTTCATTCTAGCAATACACCACCCCATTCTATCATATACCTATTAGAAGGAATGTTATCAAGCGTCCGGACACCAGTAGAAAAAAAAATAGTCCAGTCATCTATAACTTCAATGTCTCTATTTAAAGGGTTTAGTATACAACGAACATCAACTATAAACGAAACCGCAGAATGGTTATTATACACAACAGATAAAATTCGTCGCAATTTAGAAAAAGGTCAACCCCTTTATAACAAAACACAAGCATATTTAAATTCTGTTACTAGTCCAGATATATCAGGAAACTATGCCGAGAACCTAATACAAGAACAAAACTACTGTTCTGTAGTGAAAAAGACAAAAAAAGACAATATTACAGAGAATAATATAGGAGAAATCATATTATCACAGATCCCCGGCATCAGTTCCATAACAGCAATCGCGATAATGAATAATTTCAATTCCTTCCCTCATTTCATGAGAGAATTCAATAACAATCCGCTGTGTATCGAGAACCTACAAATCACAACAAATAGTAAAACAAGGAAAATAAACAAAAACTGTGTTGAAAATATTAAGAGATTTTTATTAGAATAAAAAAATAATGAAAAATATTAATGCCAACATAATACATAACTTACTATAATGAAACAACAATATTATTATGATCCTAAACATGGTGGATGTTTACGTGTTATTACCAAGGAGGGTCCGAAACAATTTAGAATAAAAGGAGCATATGGGAGTGATGAAAAAGAAACGGGATATTGGTTTGCTAACATAGAAGAAATAGACATGATAGAAAAAAACGAGACAAAATACAACTTAATAGTCGATTTTTCGGAAAAGAAAGAGATTACTCATAGTAAAAAATTATATGCACGAAAAGATAGACGAAAAATATATTGGGAAGACGGAAATATATGGAAGCAACTATATTTTTAAATAATCATATAATTAAGATATTATATGATTTAGAGGACATCTATCGGGTTCTCAATGGTACTCGGTATAGATGGATAAAAGGTAGTATTTTTAGGTGTACTTAATACAGGTTTAGACACAACCCTATCCGCGTATTTTCCTGACTTAACAGATTCTCTTGTGTAATCCGCACCGCCCCAGTTGGTATCGAGAGGGCTATCACTGTGTGGGCCAATTTCGGTTGATTTATGTATGATATCTAACTCTGTTTCAATACCAACATACATATTATGTGCGTCAAAACCCGCAAACATTCCTTTGTTATATGGAGGGTTGTCTCGATTTGCGTCAGCATACTCTATAGATGGTTTAGATGCTGGCAAACCACCTTGTAAATCGAATGGACTAGGTCGCATGCGATATACCTCGTCACCCTGTGCGTTCATCTCAGTTTGAAGGTATAATACAGGACAGTTTTTTCCGCGTTTCTTTTGAATTTCTAAATAATTGATATATTCATCCAGATTATAGAAAGGCAATGGATTCTGTCCTTCTTTCTCGGGTTTATTTGAATTGTATAATAGCAATACATTCCCCTTTTGGATTAACATAGTCGGACATGATCCTGATTCCATATTTTCAGTTAATTTTCTAGCAGAACATTTTATATTATCAGCGGCAAGTATTAAATAAGCCCCAGTAAAAAATATAATAGATGACAATATGACTACGATTATTTGCAACTTATTCATTGGGAGTATATAATATACTATGAAAAAAACAAACAGAATATAGTTTAGTATTAATATATTTTGATATATTATAGTATTATGGCTAAAACAAAGAGACAAAATCAAAAAAAACCCCTTCTAAGAAAGCCAATAAGAATAAGAAAAATAACAAGACAAAAACAAAAACAAAGAGAAGCAATAAAACTAACATCCCTCCAAAAAAAGAACAGGATATTTATGTTGTGTTATTTTATGCTGAATGGTGTCCTCATTGTCAACATATGAAACCGGAATGGGAACAACTAAAACAAACATATGAAAATAATAATAATATCCAAATTATTGATGTTGAGAGCAGTGACTCAAATAAAAACGAAATTCTCGAAGAATTGAATAAGAAAGTTGCACCAAATAATATAATGATTGATGGCTATCCAACAATCCTTTCGGTAAATGGAGACGAAATAGATTATTACAGAGGGGAGCGCACCGCAAATATGATGGGAGGGTGGATCAGCAAGATGACCGGTGGTTATAGGAAAGAGTTACAATTGAAAAGCTCTTCAAAATCAGTAAAGACCCCGAAATCAGTAAAAAGTTCGAAATCTGCTTAATGAAAAATTGAATTATGAATTATAAATAATATTGTTACAAAAAGGTAATATTATTTCAAATAAATTAAACAATCCGTTACACACAATTGCAATGGAAGAAAAGAAGAAGAAGCCGGTTGTGTACAAGTCATTTCGGTTGTTCGATTATAATATATATGACGAAGGTCAGGGTGCCGACCAAACCTTCACCGTTCAAATGTTTGGCGTCAATGAAAAAGGAGAGACGTTTTGTGCTTATGTAAATGACTATACACCTTTCTTCTATTTGAAAGTAGGAGACAATTGGGGTTCAAAAGAAGTAACACAGTTCATGCGAGAAATTACAAAAGAGTTAGGTGATATTGCGAAAACTGGGATAGTTTCTCATAAATTAGTAGAACATCATAAATTGTATGGATTTTCAGGAGGCAATAAACATAAATTCATAAAAGTTGTATTTCAAAACACGATGGTTATGAGAAAACTACGAAATTTATGGTTCACATATCAAGAGAATCGCTGGGGTGAACGCGAGAGAATACGAAACAACCGTGTATTTAATGGAACCACGATTGAATTGTATGAAAGCAACATTCCTCCATTGTTACGGTACTTTCATGTTAATTCAATTAGTCCGTCCGGTTGGATTAAATATAAAAAGCACAGGGTAATCACTATGCCGAAAGATTCACGAAAAACAACATGTGATGTGGAAATAACTTGTTCTTTAAAAGAGATCATTCCTGAACCAGAAAAAGAGACCTTAGTTCCTTTCAAGATATGTAGTTATGACATTGAAGCTAGTAGTAGTCATGGTGATTTTCCTCTCCCTAAGAAGTCATATAAACGCCTAGCATCAAACATAGTTGATATATTCATTAATATTAGAAGTGTATTGAAACCAGAACATGCCGAAAAAATGTTTAAACGATGTATTATGAAGTCATTTGGCTATGATAAAAATTTCGACGAGAATATTGATTGTGTATATCCAAAACATAAAATAGACAAACAAACAGTGGAAGACAATATAGCTACATTTTTGGAAATTCCTATTGTAAAACTAACTGAAGGAATGCACGAAGATACTGATAATTTATTGAAGATAGACGATGTATTTGAAAGCATGAAAGAAGCGGCAAACAATGATGAAAATAACATTATGGATAGTGATGCTACACAAGTGGTTGAGCGAAATGAAATAGACCAACCTTCATATAATAACAGCAAGAAAACAAAGAATGTAAAGCATTTGAAAAAAACGACGATTATAGACTTTCTTATGAATGACAAGTACACTCGCGAAGAGCAAATAAACGAACTGAACAAAGTATTAACAGACAGCACTAGACGCGGTTCAGGACTTCCCCCATTAGAGGGTGACAAGGTGACATTTATTGGATCCACATTTATGAATTATGGAAAGAAAGAACCGTATTTGAATCATTGTATAGTCCTAGGATCATGTGATCCGGTTTCAGGAGCCGAAATAGAAACAGCAAACACTGAAAAAGAACTATTATTAAAATGGAATAAACTAATGCATAGAGAAAATCCAGACATCATTATAGGGTATAATATATTTGGTTTTGATTACGAGTTTATGTTTCGTAGAGCAGAAGAAACCAATTGTGTAAAAGAGTTTCTCACATTATCTAGAATTGTAGATCATATATCAAAAGCTGACAATAACTATAATAGTTCAGGCATTCAGATTATTAATACCAAAATGCAAATCGCAAGCGGTGAATATGATTTACGGTACTATAACATGATAGGTAGGATACAAATCGACATGTATGCTTATTTCAGACGGGATTTCAATCTGTCGTCTTATAAACTAGATGACGTTGCCGGACAGTTCATTAGTGATAGTATAAAAAAAGTAGAGAGAGATGAAGATGCCGATGGAAACCCTATTACAAAATTGTATAGTGCGAATTTAATGGGACTACATCCAGGTGACTTTATTCATATAGAGTTAAGTAGTTTTACATCAGATTATTTCAAGGATGGTAAGAAATTTCCGGTGAAAGACATATTGTATAATGTAGAGTATGAATCAAAGGGCAATACACAAAAGAGTAATGTTATTATAATTGAAGATCATCAACACATAGACGAGACAAAGAAACTGAGTTGGGGTATGGCAAAAGACGATGTCACACCACAAGATATTTTCAGGTTGGCAAATGGATCATCTGCCGATAGAGCGATTGTTGCGAAATATTGTATTCAAGATTGTAACCTAGTTCATCACTTGATGAATAAGATCGACGTAATTACTGGATACACAGAGATGTCTAATATTTGTAGCGTTCCTATGAGTTTCTTAATATTCAGAGGACAAGGCATTAAACTAACTAGTTATGTAGCAAAAAAATGTCGTGAAAAGGATACATTGATGCCGGATGTAGAAAAACCTAAGGTGGCAGAAGGGTATGAAGGAGCAATTGTATTGCCTCCAAAGTGTTCTATGTATATGGATAATCCAGTTGCGTGTGTAGATTATTCTTCGTTGTATCCTTCTTCTATGATTAGTCAAAACTATTCACATGATAGCAAGGTATGGTCTAAAGAATACGACCTTGATGGAAACATTTTAGAACATAAAACACAAGGCGAACGTAACAGTGAAGGCAAATTTGTATATGATAATATGCCGGAATATGAGTATATTGAGGTTGAGTTTGATACATACGAGTATAGGCGAAGGACACCAACATCTAAGGCTGAAAAAACGAAAGTTGGGAAAAAGATATGTAAATGGGCCCAGTTGCCAGACAATCAGAAGTCCATTATGCCTTCTATATTGGAAGAGCTATTGAAAGCACGAAAAGATACGCGTAAAATGATTAAAACTGAGAAAGACCCATTTATGCAGAACATATTAGACAAGAGACAGCTTGGATATAAAGTTACAGCAAATTCGTTGTACGGTCAGTGTGGTTCTAGGACTTCTACATTTTACGAACAAGATGTTGCCGCTTCTACTACAGCAACAGGAAGGCTGATGATCCACTATGCTAGACGTATCGTAGAAGAGGTCTATGGTGATAAAATTTGCGAATCCAAAACAAACGGTACAGTCCGGACAAAAGCAGAATATGTATATGGAGATACAGATAGTGTGTTCTTTACATTTAACTTAGAAGATCCAAAAACAGGGGAAAAAATCACAGGATATAAGGCATTGGAAACAACTATTGAAATCGCACAGGAAGCGGCTGAGCTATGTACTCAATATTTGAAACCACCAATGTGTCTTGAATATGAGAAAACTCTCATGCCATTCATATTGCTATCTAAAAAGAGATACGTAGGAATGTTGTATGAAGAAGATCCCAAAAAGGGAAACATGAAATTTATGGGATTGTCTTTGAAACGTCGTGATTCGTGTGACTATTTGAAGGACGTGTATGGTGGCATATTGAATATATTAATGAAAGACAATAGTGTCAAAACCGCAATAGACTATTTAAATAATGCGTTATTAGATTTGATTGACGGAAAAGTAAGCATGGATAAATTAGCAATTACAAAGGCACTTCGGAGTGATTATAAAAATCCAAAACAGATCGGCCATAAAGTGTTGGCAGATCGCATAGGTGAAAGGGATCCCGGAAATAAACCTAAACCAGGCGATCGTATGAAGTTTGTATTTGTTGTGAATGATAAGAAAAAGGCTCTGATGGGTGAAAAAATAGAAACGCCCGAGTTCATTATTCAGAATAATTTGACGATTGACTATACACATTATATTACAAACCAGCTTATGAAACCACTGCAACAATTATTTGGATTAGCGTTGGAAGAAATTTGGACCATGCAGAACAAAAAATCGGCAATTAAGACATATGTGAAAGATGTGGCAGTTATTGAAAAATCGTGTAATGGTGATCTAGAGTTATTCATGAAAAAACGTGAAAAATTATCTAGTTCCAAGATAAAACTACTTCTATTTGATAAAATTTTACAAAAGATCTATAATAAAAAGAACAACATCCAGACAATTACAAAATTCTTTTCAAATGGTGGGGAAGATTAATTTGTAAGTTGACTAAGTCAACGGATAAAGGTGTTTGTATAACATTTTATATGTGGATCGTACCATCAATAATAGCCACCTAGCATGCCGGATATAACATCTCCAATGCGGTTCAACAATGGATCGGCGTGAGTTTTACCACCAGGCCATATTGTAATACAACGATTGATTACATAAATGCTTGTATGTAGGTTCTCGACAACCTCATATAATATATGTAACAATATCCATATAGGCAATGACACCTGTCGCAAAATGTAGATATGAGTATTGGTCCAACAAAATAGACATATAACAGATGTATAAAACTAATAAATGAAAACAATATAATGTAGAATATTAAGTAATAATTTTATTAATTATTAATAGTAATGAAATTATTATAGAATTTAGATTTATTGTGCGGGAGCAAATCTATTTGTTTTCAATTTTGATTTGATTATGTTGATTCTTTATAAAATATTTCAAAAATACAGAATGTTCGACTAACCACATGCCAGCATTGTTTATAAAATCTATTATTTTGTTATCTGTTTTACGTTTTATGTCTAGATATAAAACAACCCTAGTTTTATTGGAAGGGTTCCTTACATAATGATAGTACATATCATCGAATACAATGCCTTCCCCATTTTTCCAATAATATTTTTCATCTCCACAAACAATATATGGTTTATTCGCATGGTCTACACTATTGTTGTTTGGTATAATGATCCCTAGATGGTAACGTAAATAACCTTTATAATAACCAGTGTGACCGGGAATTTCAACACCCGGATCTAATATACTAAAAAACGCATTATGTATTTGGTCGTCTTTTAAACAGTCTATTGTGCTAGGGAATTGTCTGGTGTAACTTTCATCAATATTGCCAGCTCTTTTCAAAAATAAACCTCTCCAACAATTTTCGTCGGTTGAACCATTTTCTATTGTGAACCCAGGATTTGTTTTTTTTATACATTCTGCCTTATCTTTACTTATAAAATCATTATATTCTGATATAATATCTTTGTAAGATTCTTCTATTTTTCTTGATTGTGGGAAAATATGATTGTATTCTTTTATAAAAGGTGGATTTTCATAGTAAGCAGATAATATAAACGATATAATATTGATTATAGGCATTACCGGTAATAATAACATAAAAGTTGCTAACGCATAAAACAATACTTTCATTGATAGAGGGCTGTTTTTGCCAAAGACATATGCTAGGTATATTACTAGCACCGTATAAGCCATCCAATTTATATAAGCTAATTTGATATTTACATTCATTTTTTGGTGAAGCTTTCCTATTCCAGTACAACCATAACACATACCCGGCATTATGATAGTTGCAATAATCGGCAATAACTCTATCAAAGATAACGTCAATAAAATAAACACCACGATATACGAAACTGAAACAGACTTTTTCATACCTATATATTAACTACCTAAAATTTGTACTTACAAATTGTAATTACAAAAGTTACAAAATTGAATACTTATTAACCCATACTATTCTACTATAAATGAAAACAACAATGAATTGCTCTAACTCGGACTCAAGATACATGGATGCGGCCATAGTAGAGGCTCGAAAATCTGAATTAGCATATAGGTTAGGATGCGTGGCAGTAGCTTCTGGAAAAGTAGTTGCGAGAGGACATAACAACTATCGAACATATTCAAAAGATGGTTTAATAGACAATGTATGTTCTTGTCATGCTGAAATAGATGTATTAAGAAAATGTCTAAAACAGAATATAACCAAAAAATTAACATTATATATCACGCGTCTTTCCAGCAATGATGAATTGTCATGTTCCGCGCCATGTATCGACTGTTTTATAAAAATGCGAGATTTCAATATTAGAAGCATTGCTTATGTTAATCATGATGGAGAAATCACAAAGAAGAGCTTTTCGGAGTTTCAAACGTCCCATCACACAAGTGGTTATCGGGCCATCAAATCTAAACGTGTAAAATGCTTTTGAAATATAATATTATTTATGTTATGGAATATTATGTTTTTTTATAAAATTGAAGAATGTTTACTGCTACTACAATTGATAATGAAAATAAATGAACGATTATAGAGACTTTTATAAAGAATATAAAATGAAGTGCTACTTTGAAATACATACTACGGTAAGCAAACCGATCATTGTAAGTTTTGATAAAGACCTTCCAATGTCACATTGTTATAATGAAATTATCAATGAGATTGAATACAACACGATTCTAACTGAAGATGCTGTAATAGACATCTTTGCCGAAGACACACTATCAAATAATACTGTTTCTCTATTGTCCGGCCAGGGAACTAATATAGGAGATTTCATTGTATCAAACCGTAACTTCTTCCCATTCACACCTGTAACAAAAAATTTATATAACATATTTGTTATAGACAAGATGTATTTAACAAAAATCAATGAAAAGGATATTATACCGGCATGCAAGAAGACAAAGAAAGAAATCATTACTAATCATTGGACGAATATTGTCAATCAGACCAAGCGGCTAATCTACCTATAAACAATATTATTAGTCATGTAAATATTGTTTTTATTATAAAAGTATATAATTGTTTTTTCACGTTAAAACTAAGCAATGATAAAGTTTTTTTTTATAATGTCGTGTTTATTCGACCATACGAAATATATAAGGACTATAAAACCAGGTCAACATGTCGTGTTGTCATCTGAAAATGATAAGAACTTATATCTCTTAACAAAATTATATGACGGATCATTATTTGAACTGCATATGGATGGATTTGATAGTAGGGAAACAAATAACGAACCTTCACTTGAAACATTGTCGACAAATATGTTGAAAAACGATATTTTAAAAATGTTAGAAAAAAGTGAATTAGGTGTGTATGAAAAAATGTTTCTTATTAGTGAGTTTGATTTTATATTTGACGAAGAACAATACAATGGAAATATTTACAAAGGAGGGTTATTAGATGACTGGGAATTTGAAATGTAACTTATGTTGTTGGTTCATCTTGAGAATCCAATACTCTATTCGAAGACGCATCTGGAACATATAAAATATATTCTGAGTTGGGCATTTCATATTCAACTATATACCGTAGTCTATTCCCTGATAAATCTATCCTGCTAGTAGTAACTTCTTCTTCACCTGAATCGCGGTTATTTATATGTGTTGAATTATTGTCATCGGTAAAATCTTCAGAATCAATAGAATTTTCTCGTTCACTATGATCTCGAATGTCAAATCTACATACAGGACATCTGACATTACGTTCAAACCAGTTATTAAATGCTGTAGAATTAAAGATATGATTACAATGATGTATTCTCCTTACCATCTGGCCTTCCTGAAAATCTTCTAATGTAATTGGACAACGGGAAGAATAATTAGCACTCATGTCACTTGCGTATGCTATTATTTCAGTAGCATCATCTATTTGTTCTGTAGACGGTGATACAACTACATTTTCGAAATCTGTTGGCATATTCAATGCTCTTAATAATAAATCTATACCACTTACATTATTTCTAGGAGAAGGATCGTCTGTAAAGTTGCCACTATTTGTTCTATAAAATGTCCCTCCTTGACTCCTTCCAATATTCATCAGTCCAGGGGTAGCATCCCTTCTAGGATGTGTTTCAAAGAGATTGGCGTTTGTATTATTATTATTATTATTGCGACGGGCTGATTGTCGTTCTGCCGATACATTGTGTTGATGTTGAACGTTCATTGTACGAAGCAAAGACGTGAATGTTGATATGTTTTGTGAATATTCACGCATATTATTATTATATCCATTAACTATGTCCCGGATGGTCTGTATAGAATTCATCATTACTGAATAATATTGTGAATTAAGAGAACCACTTGTATCTACATTACTGGCATTGTTCACATTCGCATGATTATTTGGAGTTGTCGGTGGGACTACATTCGGAGGATTTCTTGTAGGATAATTCAATGAAAATGATAACGGATTATTTCGTTGTCTTGGCGTTGTATTATTTGCGGAATACTCATTCATTACTGTATCCATAAACGTCGACAATTCACTGTCTAAATCTCTAAATAAATCATTATCATTGCCTGACATAAAGTTTATATAAAGGGTGTAAAGAGATTTTTATACTCTAATACAATAAAGAATAATAATAATATTATATGGATTTGTCAAAATATAATGACAAAGGCATGACAGGGATAGAAAATATGGGAAATACTTGTTTTTTAAATGTATGTATGCAGGTATTAAGTCACACATACGAATTGAACGAATTTCTTGATTCGTCCAAGTTCAAAACCCACTTGAAAGATAATGATGATGCGGTTATGTCTACAGAATGGAATGATTTGAGAAAAGTAATGTGGTCGTCGAATGGTGTGGTAACACCTTCCAGATTTGTCAATAATGTCATGATAACAGCAAAGAGAAAAAAGAGAGATTTATTTACTGGATTTTCACAAAATGATATGCCAGAATTTCTTATGTTTATAATTGATTGTATTCATAATAGTGTATCTAGAGGCGTAGATATGACAATCAAGGGGGAAGTAAAAAATATTGTAGACAAAAACGCGCTAGAATGTAATAAAATGTTAAAAGAAATTTATACAAAAGAGTATTCAGAAGTATACGACATGTTTTATGGTATTAGTTTTACCGAAATTATATCGAAAAACCGTACAAAGCAACATGTATTCCGCCCAGAATCTTATTTCATGATTAATCTTCAAATAATGAATGGAAACACACCAATGAAGGATTTGTATGAATGCTTTGATTTCTATACACAACACGAGTTTCTCGAAAACGACAATGCGTGGTATAATGAAGATACAAAACAAAAAGAATCTGTTATAAAACAAACACAGTTCTGGAATTTCCCAAAACTATTGGCTATAAACTTTAATCGGTATACCCCTGATGGCATGTCAAAAATAAACGCAAATGTGTCCTATCCGATTAATAATCTAGATTTATCAAAGTATGTAAGAGGATATAATAAACAATCTTTTCAATATGAGCTATATGGTGTTGTAAATCATTATGGAAATTCAAATGGAGGACATTATACCGTTTTCATAAAACATACTAATAGCCAATGGGTCCATATCAATGATGAACGCATTGAAAAGATCAACGATGAAAAAATGCTTTCAAGCCAACACGCATATAGCCTTTTTTATCGTAAAAAAAATAACTTGCTATAATATATTAATTTGTATTATGTCAGAACCAGTAGATACAGAAAATACAGAATTAGAAAATAATAATCAAGAATATCAAATGGAAGAGCCGTCTACTAATATAGACTTTTTCGGTAGTGAAACTACCACATATGTGATTACGTTTATAATAGTCTTTATTCTTGCGTATTTTATTTTAGGGAAATTCATGAAAAATACTGTCTCTGGAAGCAACGTTTTTATAAGTAGACTAATTGACTTTTCACTTCTCGGTGTGTTAAGTATTTTCATATTCTCTTACCTGTCATCGAATAATTATGAATTGAAGTCTGAAGACATAGAAGAAAGTTATCAGAGTGTTATGGCTTATTTAGATAACAATACATCTATTATCACTACTACTGTGGTTGTACTCGCTTTCTATATGGTTACATATCTATTCGGTGTCCCTATGACGCCTGAATTCAAGCCAATTAGTGTAACTATACTCGAAACTGTATTAATTGCGACAATGAGTATTGTATTATTCGTGTTTTTCTTTAAAAATGTTCTCAATATTTCACTCACAGAAGTTATACAAGATATCAAAGATAACATTTCTGGCGTTAAAAAAGATGAAGTCGAAGACACGCCTGAAGAAGATGAAATTGAGACGGAAGACCAAGAAATAATAACAGCGGATTTAAGCAATGTTGTAATTCCTGATGGGAATGAAGTATTCAATATATCCAATAATGTTTATACTTACGATGAAGCAAAGGCGGTATGTAGCATATATGGTGCTGAATTAGCCAATTACGAACAAATAGAGCAATCTTACAATAATGGTGCCGAGTGGTGTAATTATGGCTGGTCGGAAGGACAAATGGCTTTCTTTCCTACACAAAAATCTACTTGGACTGAATTACAAAAGAATCCCAAAGCCAAGAATAATTGCGGTCGTCCCGGCATAAATGGTGGATATATGGGAAACGCTAACTTAAAATTCGGTGTAAATTGTTATGGAAAAAAACCCAGTCCAAGTGACGATGATGTCCGTCGGTTGGAGTCTAAAAAATACCAATTGTATCCTGAGACTAAATATGACAAAGAAATGAAAGATAAAATGGAGAAGTGGAAGAAGAACGCAGATAAAGTGTTACAACTTAATTCCTACAATCGAAGTATGTGGTCTAGATATTAAATACTCAACTGAATAAATTTTTATTTATATAAAAATTTATTTCATCTTTCTGGTTTGTCTATTCGTATCGATCTTCTTTCTTTCTGTTTTATTCGGTCTAGATTTATTTTTCTTAACGTCTTCAAATAATATATCTAATATTTCATCGCTTAGGACTTTATTATCTTTATCTTGTTTATATTGAACGATAGGTTCTCGGTTTGGTAGTTTATATTGTATTAATCCAATTGGTACTATTAAACCATCAAATCTTTCCTCACTATTATATACATCACTCGCACCTCCTGTTATATTATTGTATTTTGATACTGGCATACCAGCGGTATTTCCTCCAAAAATTATAATTTCTTCACTCATTATACTATACAAATAGATTTATTCCTTCTTATAAAAACGCCGAATATCCGTAGTCATGGTTTGTTCGCGGTTATCTTTCAGGTATTTTATAATATAATCAACTTGATTATCATCAGCTATTATATCCTTCAAACATTTTTGAATATAACTATATGTCAATGCTGAATATTCTTTCTTTTCATAGAATCTAAGTTCTCCATCAGATATTTCAATGTTATTATTAAGATTATTTGAATTCATATATGTCGTGATATTTTTTGTTAAATGATTCTTCATATCTCTCATCTGTTTTACTTTTTCATTGACCTCTTTTAATTTGCTCTCTAAAATTACCCACTTTTGTACGTCATCTATCAGTTTCTGTTTCGAATTCACTACAAGAGAATTGTTTTGATTTGAAGGCACTTCTTTATTCATATTTATATTTACTAAATATGAATATTTTATTTGTAACATTTATTTCTTCTTTGCCTTTTCTGATTTATTCTTCTTAGTAACTTTTTTGTCTTGTTTTTTGGGTTGAGCTTGCTGTTTTTTACGCTCTTTTGATGCGTCTTTTAATGCTTGCTTGAAAGAATAATCCTTGTTTTGTACCTTCTTCTCATTATAGAATTTAGTAACGTAGTCAGTCCACTCGCTCATGTTATATTATAATGGTACATATAATTATTCAATTAAATATTTAGTTGTAGACCTTGCTAATATCTTCATTAATAATACTAGGTTTACAATAATCATGACAAACAAGAACAAATTAAAAAAGCAAATAGACCATATGTATACATATAAATCGTTGTAAATAATCTCAACTAATGGTTCTAGTACTGTTTTAATATCTTTTTTTATATTTTCATCCTTAAATAATTCTATACAACTATCTCTTATTGATTTCATTTCTACTGTAAACTCATAATTTTTTTTTATTTATTTGACGCGTTGTAACAAATATAAATATATCCCCTTTCTTATTTATACTATGTCTATTTACTCTACCAATGAAGACTTTGAAACATTCTCTTTCGATTCTGTTGTATTAACTAAACCTGGTCCTATTGAGAACGGCAATTACTTTATAAAATTTCTAATTGATAATAATAACTTGTATACTCAACCACCAAAATGTATGACTCGCAATGGTATTATAAACGTGGGAAAAAAATGGTATATTGACTTAATGTTTACAAACGTAGACGAACAGTTTATTCAATGGGTAGAGAACCTAGAAACATATTGTGTAAAACATATTTATAATAATAGAGAAAAATGGTTCGATAGTGATATGGAACAACACGACATTGAAAATTATTTTTCTACACCAATGAAAGTATATAAATCCGGCAAATATTATATTTTAAGAGTCAATATAGCTAATCATTTAGGTAAACCTGCTATCAAAGTATATGACGAAGAACAAAACGAATTATCAATTGACAAAGTGAAAGAAAATCAACAAGTCATGAGTGTAATCGAATTCAAAGGAATAAAGTGCTCTGCTAGAAGTTTTCAGATAGATATTGAATTGAAACAGTTAATGACACTTACTCCTACCAACCTATTTGACAGTTGTGTATTTGGGAAAATTACAGAAAAACCAACATCAAATGAAGAGAAAGACGACTCTGATAATAACAATAATGAAACGCAAATAATTGTAGATACAACGCAGCAAGATGAAGCTATTGATAATGATGAAGTAGAAATTGGTATTCCCGCTATTGAAGAGGAATCGCATAATAATACTTCTGATGAAATTATAGAAACCCATGCCATTCTAAAAGAACTACCCACTAACAACCATGAAGAACCTACCAACAATTTAGGGATTTCTTCTGATATTATTGAGAACAACGATGATACAATTCAAGAAGACCCAGTTTCTATGAATGATGCCATCGAGAACATCAATATACCCGTGATTGGTGATAATGCCAATGATTTTCAAGAAGTAGAGTTTGATTTAGAAGAATTGCCAGAAGAAGACGCCTTTGTTTTAAAAAACAGGAAAGACGTATATTATGAAATGTATAGAGAAGCTAGACGAAAAGCCAAAATAGCAAAAGATATGGCGATGGCTTCATATTTAGAAGCAAAAAACATAAAAAATACATACATGTTAGAAGATATTGAAGATAGTGATGCTAGTGATTTTGAAATGAGTGATTCGGAATGAATTATTTAGGTGTTCTAATTCACCATACAACATACAATACATTACAAATTTTAGGGATATTTTCACTTTATCAAAAATAATTTTGTCAAGCGTTTATATATAAGGATTACAATGGCTAAAAATTTTATGCAAACTGTAAAGACTTTTCTTTCCAAATGGGGACTTGTTCTTGTAATTGCCCTCGTGCTTCTTTGGGCCATCAACCAATATTCCGGTTCCAAATTATTCAACCTTGATGGCATGAAGACCGGAACTCCCGAGAAGGAGGAGAAAGCAGAAGAGGCAACCGCAGCCCCCGAGGCGGCACCTGCCCCTTCTGCTGAGGCTGGATACGCAATGCAGCCCGTCGCGAACCCTGTTGACCTTCTTCCTAAGGATGAGAACAGCAAGTTTGCTGAGCTGAACCCCGCTAACATGAATACAGGTGACGTCATGGTCCCCGATCTTCTTCAAGCTGGATACCATGTTGGTCTGGATACCGTGGGCCAGAGCATGAAGAATGCTAACTTACAACTTCGTTCTGATCCTGTCATCTCCAAAAAAGACGTCGGGCCCTGGAACAATAGCACTATTGAAGCCGATGTTGTCCGCCAAGAAATGGAGATCAGCAAGTAAATATTCTAACTATTGACTAATTATTATTTTATACTAACTATAAAGTATAAAATCATAAATTGGCTTCTTTTATTTTTGATTGCATAATATAAATGGATAAATCAGATCTTTTAGGTTCTACAATGATTTTGCTCGTAGTAGGCATGTCGTTGTATTATTATATTGTTAACCAAGACAGTTTTTTATTGAAATGTGTTGTATCTGGAGTAGATGGCAATAAATACTGTGTAAGAGAGCGTAGTAAAATAAATAAAGCAGTTGATTTACTAGCGGAAGTAACTAATAATTGTAAAGACCTGGTAGAATATGTCAATAAAAAACACCCTAATAACGAAGCAGTAAAACGTTTAGTCGAAAACTTCAATCCAAAGAAGATAATGGAAACTCTACCAACTAGTTCTTATACCGCATATAGCGAAAACAAAGGAGAGAAGGTAGCATTTTGTTTGAATAAAAATAAAGGAAACAATGAAGATCTTATAGACAAACATACGTTAACCTTCGTGGCTATACATGAACTTTCCCACATAATGACAAAGTCTATCGGACATAAGTCTGAATTTTGGCAGAATTTCAAGTTTCTTTTAGAAAACGCAAAAGATGCGGGAATTCACCAACCGGTCGACTATAAACAAGAACCTCGTGAATATTGTGGCATGAAGATACATGATAATCCGTTCTACGATGCTTAATAGTATAATATTATTGCCTGTATAAAATTATACATAACTATTGTGTATTTTAAGGTTGCATGCTGTCAATAAATACTTCATTAAGCAATGAATCATCGGATTTATATTTTGAACGAATATAACAAACAATTATTACTATGTCACATGAAGATAGTATTGTATTTACTATTATTAGGGGGTATAAATTATAATAAATAGAATATGGAAAAAATAAACCTTGAGTTAATAAGTTCAAACTAATCATCTGTATTGAGACATCTTCAAATGAACCTTTTTTTATAGTCAAATGTACTTGTGGAATCATCATTAAACAAGCGTTAATAGATGCTAAATAACCAAATATAGTAAATATTATATCATTCATCACTATATTATGGTTAGGTATCTATATTATTTCATCATGAATAGTTGTAAAATTGAATAGTTTTAATAATATTATAAAAATAGTATTAAAACATTGCCAATTATTATGACGACTTTTCAATATTTGCCACAACATATTCTGGTTCTTATTTTCGAATTCAATCCAGAACATAGAGCCAGTTTAAATCGAGTACATGAAGATTTATTTGCTGATTTCCATGTATATAATATGTCTTATGTATTGGATGAACTTACCAACAATTATGAATCCGAATATAACTGTCATTATGAATATTGTGAAAGAGACATACCGATTGGTGAAGAAGTAGAAGAAATAATGGAGTTTCATCCAGACCTTCATCGGGAACCGCAAACATTTCGTTTCTGTAACGAATACTGTTGTTCGGCAGGAATGTACTGGATAAAAGACGATTTTAGAAAAATGTTTCGAAATTTCAATCCTAACACACATTAAACATGGCGTTATTTCATAAAAAATGGAACTATCCATTTTTTATGATACTAAATTATTATTTCAGCTGACTTATGCCAGTTTGATGCCGCCAACCAGGTTGGCGCCGATGCCGAATCCAGCACCTCCACGTGCGGAACTTCCCATAGCAGGGATGAAGACATCCAGGATGGCGAAAGTAGCAGCAGCGGTGAGGGCGATCACAATGATCTCCTCAAGATTAATCTTCTTCTGAGGGATGGCGAAAGCAGCAAGAGCCACAACCAGACCCTCTATCAGGTATTTGATAGCGCGTTTAACCAACTCAGTCATATCAAGCATTCTACTAATATATAATATAGACAAACAAAAAAATGCTTTATAAATAATAATAAAACACTGTCACTAAAAATACTTAAACACTATGAATAGTAATATTTATAGTATGAGTGATTTTGAGAAAAAAACTCAAGCAGACGGATCTAAAAATCCTAAATACATCGATTTATGTGACGAAGACCCTTCTATCGCGGGACAAAAATTCTCTTGTATGTCTTTTGTTTCACCAGAAAAGGTCCTCGAGAAAAAAGAGGTTTATTTATTTAATCAGTTTGTAAAGACGTGGGAATTCTCTAAATCAATGGAAAGATATTTTGAATTTATCCACTTTATCGCATATAAGTATAACCTAGAAGCAAATACACTGATAAATGACTTTAACGAATTTGTAATAGAAGAAGGCACTAAACTCAAGAAGAGTGGCATTGACGACGACTATAAAAACTTTTTAGACAAGCAAGAGGATAAGCTTACCGAACAGTTCAACCGTGATAATGCTTTTCAGACATCAGTAAGGGGATTAAAAATTCGTGGAACATTCGCGTCACAAGAGGAAGCCGAGCAACGTGCCAAAAAGTTACGTGAGAACGACCCTAATCACGATATTTTTGTAGGACCGGTAGGTGTGTGGATTCCCTGGGATCCTGATGCGTATAAGACTGGAAGGGTGGAACATCTTGAAGAAGAATTGAATGCTCTTCATAAAGAGAAGATGCAGAATGAGGAAAAGGCAAAACAGGAATTCGAGGAGAGAGTGCGCGAATCCAAGAAAAAGGCAATTATGGAAAACATTGAAAAGGCTAAGCAGAGTGGCAATGTCCTCACGCAAACTATTGATGAGGAAGGAAACTTGTCTGGTGTCACAGAGACTGTTAATTTTGACGAGCGCGAAGTGTCCGAGGTCGAGTCAACTAATCTAAGAAACGAACTTGTTGCCAATAACATTGTCAATTCTGCTGACGATAATAAAAAGGAAGACTAATGTAAAATTGAATACATTTTATAATAATAATTATTATTGATATAGATTAAATCAATAATAACTTAACAACATGGACCTTTTCAAACAGATACTTTTCTGTGTAGCAGACCCTTCTTTAAAGGGATACAATTCTGAAAACAGTTTTGAAGATAACTCTAAGAGTTTAGAAGCATATATTTCGAGTAAAAATCATTATAAACATGGAAGATTAACTATTGCATTCTCATGCGTCAACAATGTAAATCCCACGACGCATTCTAAGTTTCAAATTCTAGGTTCATGTATGGATAATAAATTTGTCATTGACAATCATATAGACGATTACTTAGCCATATTCTGTGAAGCACAGCGTTTGTATCATAGCCTTTCAAAGTTCGCATTTCTCTATAAATATAAACGAAGCAAGGTACAAAATGAAGAAGACATGATGATGACACCTATACACATTGGTGACAAAAATGCGATATCTATATATGAAAATAATTCTCGTTATCTGTTTCGCATTAGTGAAATTTTGAATATTGTGAAAACGAGCCTTTGTAATTACGTTGATGGTCTTGAATACATTGAACCGAAGCCTATTAAAAATCCATATACTAACATCCCTTTCAATAAGTCATCCCTCTACAAAATGTATTTTGAATGCGCCAAAAACACAGTAAAGATACCTGAATTGTTCCGCTATTACTTTCTGTGTAATTTCAGTCTATCAACGTTGTATACTGAATATAACCCGTTTCTCGCAAAAATGGCTATAAAAGATTTTATCAAGAACTCCCCTATTAACATATTGTATAGCAAAAGCATCGAGATGTTGTCAGATGTGGAAGAATTCGCAGAGGTGAATTTTAAATTCACGATCTCACCAAAATTCGATAAGACGTTATTAGTTGAAGTAATGAAACCCTATCTAGAATTGTATCTTATCACAGTACATAGCATGGACAACTTTTATTCTAATAGTTGCCTGGAAGAATTGAAATATAAATTGAAATTATTGCACACTAATAATCCAACATTTGGTAGAAAACTCTCTCGCACTGTCAGTTGTTTCAACGATGAAACCAGAAAAATCCATACTTTCTCTTCTGAATATACGCCTTATCAACATGGCAATATGACAGATAATTATGGCGAATGTCATTCTTATTCTGGTTTTGTAGACGATGTTGAATATAGATTGGACGATGAAATATTTGCCATTGCTAGAGCTAACAGAATACGTCGGGATCGTACGCATGGATTCATTCAGCAAAATAGCGAGAATAATGTTTCTATAATGCCATCTTCACATTTTCGTAGCCTTGTCGAGAGTTATCGTTCATACAACTTTGTTGATTCTGACGCAGAGGAAAGGGTGGGAGACGACGATGACACGCTTACGGTGTCATCTGTTGATTCCATCGATCAAAATATTGACAATCATACGGTGGTTGACGAAGAAGAGGAAGATCAAGAGGAAGAGGAAAATTTCACAACAAACTTTGATGATTCTATGTCTATCAATGATGGAGGTGAATTAACTATCAGTTGCCTACAAACTGATGATAGTTGTCAAGAAGATGGAGAGATTATTGAGGACATAACAAAGGAAAAAATTGATGATTTAACAGTACTAACTACACAAATTAGAGAATTAGTTGACGATGGCAATATATTAATCCTTGACGGCACCGATAGACTCACTTCATTACTAACCCAAATAGATAATCTGGATACGAATAAATAAAAATATATATAACCTATTTGTAATTATTATACATATTTTTTACCATTTTGTTTTTTTTACATTGATTGTTGGACCCGACTTTTTTTTCCCTTTGCTTGGATCATATGCCTCATCTTCGTCGTCCGAGCCCATATTTTTTGATATTTCCCAAAACTCTTTTGAACCCAGTCTGAACGCTGGATGATTTTCAGCTTTATACCAAAAGATTTGGTCGTTCAGTTGATTTGATTTTGCGTTATTATTAATAACCAAACATTCATAATTTTCAGTTGTCTGATCCATTACAGCACAAAAAGACTCTAATGTCGGAAACATACTAGCATAATTTTCCCAAATTCTTTTTCGGTTTGTCAAATAAGGTTCTCTCAATATAAACACGTAATCAATATTTGTCCTTAAGTTAGGAGGTATTCCCAATGGATACTGCATAGTAATAATCAACATGACTTTCCAATGACGACCATTCATGAATAACAATCTCATCATTTTATCTCGTGTCCACGATTGGTCGTATAAACAATCGTCAAGAATAACAAATGTTCGAGGATCTATTGTTGTTCGCTTATATTTTGTCATTTCATTTTTTACTTGTTTCATCACGGTTTTTTGACGTCGCAAAATATTCTCGATTAATACTGTATTGTATTCCTCGTGAATAAATAATTTAGGTACATGTTCGGAATAAAACCCATTTCCTGCTTCAGTTCCCGACATTACAGTTCCTATTGGAATGTCTTGGTGATAATACAATAAATCCCTTACTAAAAATGACTTTCCTGTATCACGCCGCCCAATCATGACAATCACTGGTCCTTTATTTTCATTTGGTTTAAACGTAATTTCACGCATATTAAATTTCCTTAATTCTAAAGTCATATTATTAGGATATTGTTATATATTGTTTGTATAATTTAAACGAGGTTACTTTATAATTAGTTTAAGATAATTAATTTAAATATAGAAACCAATTATAATATTATTAAATGAATATTTTTGATATAGATTCAATCAAAGATAAAAATGCGCCGCTGCCAAATCTCAACAATGATACTATAAGGAAGGATTCTGATTGTAAATATAATTATAATGAATTTGAAATATCTGACTTACAACAACACAATCCTATTTATAACCGAATTTTTGGTTTAAATACTCAATCAGATGATGTTAGTGGTGTTTCTTTGAAACATGAATATCATCTACATAGCAATCAAACAGTTGTATCTAGATCCAGTGATATTGTTACACCGAAATCTATCCATATTAAGTATTCACCCATACTTGACCCATTACGATACATGGTCGGAAAATATAAAGAAGATAACGGGTTGCTACGTAGTTTGCCTAAATTTGCTGACGAAAGTAACTGTTTGCCAAAAATAACAGACCCAAACAATTCAGCATACACAGATTGTTTTTTTAACTACCTCACACACTTTTTATGTAAACAACATAATTTCATACATGGATTAGAATTTTATGGCAATTATATTGGCATACAAGGCAAGTACAAGATGAATATAACGGATGATATAGATTACCTGAACGACTCTGTTTTTTTTAACGAGAATATAGGTAAGTTATTTGATGTAACAATAGAAAGAGAACATTTATTGAATAATTCTAGGCGAAACAAAGACAAATTAAAATTGAGTGATAGTTTGAAACATAATATTTCTATTTATTCGCTACCAGACATTGATATAACAAGCACTAGTGATATTGATAGCAATATGAATATGGTATATAATAATAAAACAGAACCAGTTAATATAACACTTAGCACTATGCACAGCAGCAATAATAGTAGCAATAGTACAGACGATAGTAATTATAATTACAGTAGTGATGAAGAAAGCATATCAAATAACTCTGATGAATATTTTAATGATGATGAAGAAGACATGGATGAAGTAAACGATGAAGAAGCGAACTCATGTGAATATTCAAATAGCGAAGAAGATGATGAAGATGAAGATGAAGATGAAGAACAATACGCATACATTCATAATTTCCCTGTAAATCTGATTTGTCTCGAAAAATGTGATGGTACGTTTGATGATTTATTGGAAAACGAAAGTCTCAGTGACAAAGAAGCTAATAGTGCCCTCTTTCAAATCATCATGATATTGATAACTTATCAAAAAGCATTTCATTTTACTCACAACGACCTTCATACAAATAATATTATGTATTCTTCTACTAATAAGCGGTTTATCACTTATAAATATAATAATGAATATTTCAAGGTCCCAACATTTGGTAGGATTTATAAAATTATTGATTTCGGTAGAAGCATTTATCGATTCAATAACGAAACATACTGTAGTGATAGCTTTTCCAATAGTGGAGACGCATCTACACAATATAATTGCGAACCGTTCTTAAATGAAAATAAACCGAGAATTGATCCTAATTTTAGCTTCGATTTATGTCGTCTTGGATGCTCTATATATGATTTTATAATAGAAGATGATAATGACGTTTCGTCATTTAACCAGTTTCAAAAGATAGTACATAAATGGTGTTTAGATGATAACAATAAAAACATTTTATACAAACGTAATGGGGAAGAACGGTATCCTCAATTTAAATTATATAAAATGATAGCACGCAGCGTACATAATCATATACCAAGCGATCAGTTAAAAGATCCTTATTTTTCACATTATAAAACATTGGTTGTTAATGAAAACGATATTACAGACATAGATGCTGTTTTGAGTTACATATAATGCTATCTCTGTTTCTACTGTTTTGTATATTCATACATTTATACTGTATGAATTGATGTATCCAATGAAATTTGGTGTCTTGCTGGTTGCATTGTGATTTTTTCTATTATATTTTTAATAGAAAAAATGTTTTCTTCAATTATATAACTCTCTTCCAAATTACATATATTTCTTTTTGAATTCATCTGGTGTCATGATCGGAATATTCAATTCTACCGCCTTTTTTGTTTTATTTGATACATCATCTTTTGATTTTACTATTAACGCAAATACGTCTTTTTTCACTGAGTCTATTAGTTCACCTCCATGAGCTTTCAACGAATCTATGATTTCAACATCACGCACTTTTGTCATTACCACTTTTTTTCCATATAATGGATGCGATGTGTCTAATTTCATCTTATTTTGTAAATCATCTTCAGATTTCACTTTCTGTGTCAATTTATACTCCAACTCACTTTCTTTGAGGAATTTCATAAAAGCCGGCATATTTTCTACAAACGTTGCGGCGTTTTCTTTTCCAATCCCAGGCACAGATTGTAATTTTTGTTTCTTCCTTTCAATTGTATCTACCTCAGTAAGAATGTTCGGATGATTCGTCATTATTGGTCCAATTTTTCTTTCACCTAATCCACGACCGAGTACATTTGAAACGGCCATGATTTTTACTAAACTTGCCTCCTTTGTCTTAGCTTGCATGCTATTATATACCTTGTCTATCATTTTCTCTTTGAAACCTTCTACCTTTTCAAAATCCTTCTTCGTCATTTTCAATATCTTTGGAATTGATTTGAATCCTGCTTTAATAATGCGTTTTACATTACCTATTGATAAACCATCAACCTCAATCCCTGTAAAGAATGCGGTTATACGTTTCTCCAATACACTCTGATCTTCATCTATATTCTCTACAATAATGTCTATATGCGTATCGTTCCAATGGTATGGCACTAATGGCATTTTCGGGTTTTCCGCAGGTTGTACCACACTTTTAATGTATGGAATCACATCGCCACTTCGAATTATTGTTACGATTGAACCTACCCCAATTTTATTTGATTCTATAAAATTAGCGTTGAACCCCGTCGCATATTCGATTTTTACACCACCCAAATGAATTGGCTCTATTTGGATCTTAGGTTTCAAATATCCATTTTTGCTCGCAGACCATAATACATTTACTACTTTTGCTTCAGCTACTTGATCTGATATTACCATCTTAAACGCAAACGCGTGGTCGGGATTTCCGTCTTTTCTAGGATGTATTTTGTCATCTGTCACAATGACACCATCGATTTCATACATATAATCTGACCGCCACTTCAATAATATGTCAGATAATTCCTCGTTTGTTAACTTCTTTTTCGTTTCATTCATTACAACATTCATATTCAAACTGTCTAATTTTTCCATTTGTAATGATGGTTTCAACTCAGGTCGTATCATTTCATATGCTACAAAATCCACATCTTTTACTTTTTTATCGATCGACTTGCTATTAATGATGCCAGACACCATATTTCTCGGGTTGGCGAACTCCTTTTTGTATTTCTCATCAAACACACCTTTTCTTATTATAAATTCCCCTCGTACAACTAATCCCTTTTCACTAGGTAGATTATTTAAATGTTTAATGAAATGAGATATGTCCTGTCCTACTTTACCATCTCCTCTGGTGTATAATTTGGGTTCTTCCCCTTCAGTTGTATATAAACCACTTACTCCGTCTAACTTACATGACAATACATACGGACCGGTGTATTTCGCCATCCATTTTACTAATGCCCCTGTATCCGGCTTGATTTTATCCATAGAAGGCATGTTATATGGAAGAGTCACTTTATTTTTCTTTACAGGTGCGCCTATTACTGTTATCATTTCATTCTTAGGATACTTCCTTTCCGCATATTCCTTTACTATGTCATATTCATTATCAGTTAAAACCGGAACTTTGTTATAATAGTCGTCGTTTGCTTTCTTTATAAAATCGGTCAACTGTTTCTCTGTTAAATCCTGTATCACATTTATGCCCTCATTCTTGAATGATTTTGCTATGTTTTTATATGACACGGATTTTTTTGTCATTTTATTCTCTTTCTTTGTACTCAATGTTGGCTGTAATTTGGGAACATCTACTGTAATAATTACTGAATTTCCATCGATGCGTTCGGTCGGTTCCTTATATTCCATATTCAAGAAATCAAATATGTCTTTCTCTGATACAAATATTTCGTTCACATGAGTTTTATCATTGTCGTTATTTCTGATACTATGTTCGTTCATTGTATAACCCATTGTTAAAGCATGACCTCTCATTACAGTATTAAACGCCTTGCTTCCTGTAAAATACAATACAGCAAACGGATATTCCTGTTTGGTAGTAAACATGAAATCTACCCGTCTAGCAGTTGAACGTCTCCCTAATTTTGTAATGACTAGGCATTTTGTATTTCCCTGCGACAATATTTCTGTGATAATATTTTGTTTCTGTAATTCATCTATGAATTTTGGGAAAATGGAAGGATCTTCTGATGTAATAATTACATCAATGTCACCTGACGTCTTCGCACCACGACGATAACTGCCTACAATCTCATATGTGGCGTCGACATCTTTCGCAACTACTTTAAATGCGTTTGTAAATTCACAATCGTATTTGTCAATCTCTTTTCGAGGTATGCGTTCTAATATATCTTCATAATACTTTAACCCTACTTTTTGTACGTTATTCAACAAATCTTCCTGTTTCTCTCGCAGCTCTTCAATATTTTTTATTCCTTTCTCTACTAAATCCTTTGCTTTTTTTGGACCTACGCCGTATATATCACTCAATATTACCATTGGATCATTTTTATATCTTTCTAACATTCCTAGTTTCCCTGTTTCTTCATACTCTGTCAATTTTTTTAAGATGGTCTCACCAATTCCTGGTTTTCCCTTCATTTGTTTGGCGGATGTAATATCATTAGTTTCCTTCAAAATGGTCTCCTGTGCTTTCGAATAAGCACGACTCTTGATGTTTTCACCCTTTTTCATCATCAATTTGGATAACTCATCCAACATGCCAGCAAATGATTCATTCAACCTTGTCATAGTTTTACTACTTGTATTATTATGTGTTTTTATCTTTGAACTATTTGTTGATTTATTGTCAATTTTATGAGTTTTATTATATTTTTTATTATGTTTCTTCAATGTGATAGATTGATTCATAATATATTATACTAAAATATATATTATTTGTCTACTACTACTTCTTTCATTACATTCTTAATTATCTTTTGTTTGTTTTTCTCACGGTCTGTACCCATGCCCCCTAACGAATTTGTCATTATTTCTACAAACTCTTTGTCTTCATGTGAATCCATTACTATATGGTTCGGGTTCTCTTCTTTCCAATGATTCAGATTATTTAAATTTTTGTTCGCCACACATTCGATCGCCGTTTTCATTTTATTCTTGTCCGAATCTTTATCCCATTCATTATTATTCTTTATATAAAGTGTTTCGCGTTTCAAATCCGTACAATGCATCGGGCGATTGTGTGTATCCAATTCTTTCAGCTTATCTGTAAATATCTTCGTTATACCATCTATATAACCCAGTCTTCCTGTGTTTTTCAAATCATCTACAGACAATACCATATTATCAATAAATTCGGATATATTCATTGCGTCTTTACATTGTTCGTTCAAAAAGAAGTTGAGATTGAATTTGTTATTATTAGTTGTGTTATTAGTAGTATTATTTATGGTCTTTCCTTCTTTTACCGCTTCTAATAATTTACTTTGTAATATTTTATTTTCTTCCTGTTGCTCCAACAATTGTTTTGACTGCTCTAACATCAATTCTTTGAACTCTTGGTTTTGTGACAATAATGTCATTACCATATTAGTATTTATAGCTTCCGATGGTTCCATAACTTCTTCATATTGTGGTTCAATGCCCGTACACTTCTTTTTATGATACCATAATGTGTTCCTTGCCTTGAATGAACGCCCACACATATCACACCCGAAATGAGTTGTAGAACATGTACTTGGGGATTTTTCGTTCAAAGTTGTTCTATTCATATGTTTTCGAGTGGATAAATGTTTTGTAAGGTCTTTTTTATTACGGGTTCGATAGTCACAAATGCTACATGAATATTTATATGGGGATTTTATTTCCGACATTTGTTCTAAATTGTTCTATATCAATAGAACAGAAAAATCCCCAAATGGTTTTTTGAGAAAAATATTTATCGTCACATACAAATATTTTGATTTTCGTTTTTACAGCATTTATTAGTGAATCTAAAAAAACCGGAATTCCAAAATAAAAAACCTTTTCAATATTTTCATTTTGGACATTTTTAAAAATGTCCATTTCTCAAAATTTCACCGACTTTTTTTTTTCAAAAATCTCACTTGTCCACTATTACTTCTTTTAATACATTCTTTATGATTTTTTGTTTATTTCTCTCTCGGTCTGAACCCATCCCTCCTAATGAATTTGTCATTATTTCAACAAATTCTTTGTCTTCTTTAGAATCCATTATTGTATGGTTCGGATTATCCTCTTTCCAATGATTCAAATTATTCAAGTTTTTGTTCGCCACGCATTCGATTGCTGTTTTCATTTTATTCTTATCTGAATCTTTATCCCATTCATTATTATTCTTTATATAAAGTGTTTCTCGTTTCAAGTCAGTGCAATGCATCGGGCGATTATGTGTATCTAATTCTTTTAATTTATCGGTGAATATCTTGGTTATTCCGTCGATGTAACCTAATTTCCCAGTATTTTTCAGGTCTTCTACAGATAGAACCATATTATCAATGAATTCAGATATATTCATCGCGTTTTTACACTGTTCGTTCAAGAAAAAATTTAAATTAAATTTGTTATTACAGTTTGTATTGTTTGTTATATGTTTTCCTTCTTTTACTGCCTCTAATAACCTATTCTCCGTTTCTAATATTCGAGATTGTAGTTTTTGATTTTCACTTTGTTGTTCCACCAATAAATCTTTAAATTCTTGATTTTGTGTTAATAATTTCATTACCATGTCAGCATCAATTGTTGATTTCAAATCTCTTATAGTTTCACTGCTATTACTATCTTCAATACATTCAGTCTGGTTACATTTCTTTTTATGATACCATAGAGAATTTCTGGCTGGGAATGTGCGTTGACACTTGTCGCACACCCATTTTTTTGGTTCTGGCTCTTTTTTTGTTCTATTTGTTCTATTTACATGTTTACGTGTCAATAAATGTTTGGACCAATTGCTATATTTGCTCGTGGCAAAGTCACAATTATGACAATAATATTTCTCGGCATTTTTTGGCATTTTTTTTGTTCTAAATGTTCTATATTATTAGAACGGAAAATAATGCCGATGAGTTTTTCTAAAAATTTTTTACAGTAACATACAAATATTTTGATTTTCGTTTTTACAGCATTTATTAGTGAACTTCAAAAATCGAGAATTCCTGGAAAAAAAACTTTTCTAATATTTTCATTTTGGACATTTTTAAAAATGTCCTTTTTCCAAAATTTCACCGACTTTTTTTTTCAAAAAATGAAAATATATAAAAAATGTACTTATTTCTATGTTATATTCAAAATAACGCATAATCCAGTTTATAAAACAATAGATAATTTTATTTATTGTTTTATTCGTGACAACATGAGTGGAACCGTACCGTCCTACCGTCCTGGCTTTTATCACTATCAATGCTGCCTGTATAGGTGCACCATGTAGGAAGTGCGTCGTCGTCATCGTCATCATTGGAATTTTGTTTATCGTCAGTATTCATGTTATGAATAATATTTTTTGTTATTTTTTGGTCTTTATGCGTATTCTTAGTAAAACAACAAAAAAATCTCTGAAAAACACTTGGTTCTTGTTCTTCAATTAAACTTTCGTTTATAATAGGCGTGTCATCCATCTTAACTTATGTAATGTTCGTGTTTTTAAGTGGTTGGCTTATGATAATTTTTCTATAAATTTATCAATGTATTATTATATATGTTTTCTGAAAAAGAAAGTATCCTATATTTTTTACTTGGGTGTATTCCTACTAGAGTCATAATATCGTTGTTGCCGTTGTATCTTCCGATAGAATGGCTACCTAGTTATAGTATTTTATTAATTATTATTGCGTCATCTTTTTTATTCTTGTACTTTTCAAATATGAGACAGCATGCTGCTGAAGGTGGTGGGAATACTTGGTGGGCGAACTATCGCATTATTCATGGAATTCTGTATTTGATAGCTGGAACATATGCTTTCAATAAAAATCGTAGCGCTTGGATCCCTCTATCCATTGATACCATACTCGGTTTGATATTATTTATAAATAAGAGACTAATCTAATTTACACCAAGCACATAATTTATGTGTTTTAGAGCAATCTTCGCATATTTCAGGGATTAAGAATAAATATCCAAATGGGTTGCATATATGATCTGGATTACTATGTCCGTGTACTTTCTTTTTGCCACACATATGACATCTCCCTCTACAAGGTGAAACGAACGTCTCTTTATTCAAATGTGTATGTTTTTCACAAGTATATATTTTTATATCCATCGAATGCTTTCATCCAAAATATAAAAATATATTTCAATTTTTTGTTAAAATTTAATATTTATACAATCCGTTTGACATGTATACAAATATGCTCGTCGCTAATACAACAAATTGTAATCCAATAACAACATCATGTCCCATATTATAAACCAAATAAGTCGAGAACATCGCCAACATGGTGATGATTGTCCCGAATATGGCATGTTTGTTGAAATCAAGCATAGCGGTTTCACCCGCGTTCCAAGAAATATTTAATAAGATAAAATATAAAAGCGGGAGTCCCCATAAATAAGCTGTTATTTTTAGATACTCGGGATTAGAATTATAAATAGACGCAAAATAAGAAAAAATGCCACCTAAAAAGCCGGAAACAACTATATCTCGGATTAATACAACATTCATTTTTAGTTGCTATACAAAATTATGAGAAAAAATATTTCTACTATATATAAGAATGATTGTTAAGACTGAAGTTATAAATGGAATAAAAACATACCATGTAGATAAAAATTTTGATGATGATACTATGAACTCAAAATTAAACACATTTGTGGACAAAAACGACATTAAAGATGTTATTGATGAAAGTGTAGATATTTATACAGCTGACGGCAAGTTATTATTAAGATTCAGAAAAAACGCGTTATCCGAGCATCATGTAGATGGATTTTATAATAATATAATCAAATTTGCGAGAACCCCTACAAGCAACCGCGGTAGCGCAACTGGAAGTAACTCGAAAAATGTCTATGATAATCCTCGGATTATGACAAATATATTTGGTTATTTTGATAAATGGAGTCCGAAACAGAAATCTACTTTTCGAAAGTTAGGTAAGAAACCGGATGTTGATGTTCGCGAATGTCGATTTAATATGGACGAACCTGAAAAATACAAAAAAACGTTGCCTCTTATCAAGGAGATTGACCGTATGTATTCAAAATTAGTTCCGGAACAATATAGAAAACAGAAAAAGAAAGCTCGGTCAACCCATTTCAAAATAGACAAAACTGCTTTTACCACTATTACTACCAATGTAAATTTCAGGACGACGATTCATACAGACAAAGGCGATGATGAAGAAGGTTTTGGCAATTTAGTTGTCATCGAGAAAGGTGATTATGCTGGTGCCGAAACATGTTTCCCTCAATATGGCGTTGGAGTAAATGTTCGTAATGGAGATATGCTTTTTATGGACGTCCATCAGCCACACGGTAATTTAGAGATGAAGAAAACGCACCCGGATTCAGAACGGTTATCCATTGTCTGTTACTTAAGGAAGAACATCTGGACCAAGACCAAAAACAAGACTAAGAAATTTTACGAGAGCCACAATAAAACTGTACGTAGTTTGAGACATGCTAACTAACACAATAATATATACCCATTATGTATATTATTATGAAACTACTACAAGAATCATTGAAACAACTCAATATAATATTCGCCCATCCAAAACTTACTACTTTATTGGTATCTGTTGTATTATTTTCTATATTGTATACCGTCCTTGATGACAAACATTTCAGTGGGGTGAATGTAATAAAAGAGAAAATAAAAGATGAAGTCATTAAACAGAAGATAGAAAAAGAGGTTGGAGAACCCGAAGAATCGACTAGAGAGGCATTCAGGGGTATTTTCAGCAACAATGACGACTTTTATGGCAGAATTCAGAAAGAAAACGTTGAAAAAAAAATCGACGAGGCTAAAAAAGAGGCTGAAAAAGACGTGGAAGAACAAGAAATGTTGCCAGACAAAATAGATCAACCTATCACTCAACGATTATTTAACAGGACATATTTCTCATTCACAACAGCTACATTGTTAGGTTATGGGGATATTTACCCCATAACGAACGTGTCTAAGTTAATTGTCATGATTCAAGCGTTTATTACTGTTGGATTAATCGTTTTCTAATAAAAATATAAACACATTGCGTTATATTTTTATTATGTTTACAAAACTGATGAGTAGATTCAAACCTGAAAAGAGAGAATGTAAAATTTGTAATAAAGAATTTCGTACAGAAAAAGAGGAGGAAGACCATAATGAAACCATCGAACATAAAGAAAATATGGAAATAGAAGAAATGGTCTGGAAAGCGTTGAATGAAAAAGGCAAGAAAAAATAAGTGTATAAATTTACTTCTTAGAGGCGGTTTTGTTATGTTTTTTAGAAGATTTCTTTTTGCGAGTCATGCTTTTTGATTCTTGGTTCTCGTATTTGGAAAGAATCTTCTTCAATTTGAACTCGGTCATTCCGGTTTTCTTCGTGGAAAGGTCACCATATTCGGGGTATGCAGCTTTTAATTTTTCAGATGCTTCCAACATTGGCTTTAACCGTGCCTCGAATGTACCAAGACCACCTGATTTACCATAATATTTGGTAACAAACCCGATTTTATTGAAACGAAGGACAATTCCATCTTCAACAAAGTATTTCAAGGTTCTCTCGACGTCTTCTTTTTGTCCGTTTTCTTTGGTGATAGTGAGTTTGATAGAATTGAGATTAGGACGATTCAAAATGCCGTAAAACGCACCGACAATATAGGTAAGATGGGTAGACATTTCCTTTTTAGGTTCTCGAAAGAATGGATTAAAGACCGGATATACTCCCCAAATATAAGATTGTTGTTTCTTACATTCATTGAAGGCATGTTTAAAAAACTGGGAGAGTGGTTTATTTTTGAACATAGAAATAGATAGATCAATGGATTCTACATCGTCGTCAAAAAATACGATAGGTTGTCCTTCCTTCCATTGATTCATAATAAATTGTCTTTGAGGCACTAAACCTTTCTTGCCGATGACAAGCTTATTATAAAACTTAGGATCGAGAACCTTTTGATATTCATCAAATTCGGTTTTATTTGCCACATAAACGAATATTTTTTCAACAGGGACTCGGTTTTTATGGAGCATTTTCAATGTTTTTTCATTACATGTTTCTGCTCTTTTGTAGCTGGGGATACAAACTACATAATCCATTGTATAATAGTATATATTACTATTATATAATTTTACCACAATACGGGATTGTAGTAAGGAAGAAAAGGACGGAAGCCATAGTAAGGCATAACGTAGGGGTAACCTCCCCAGCCACCATAATAAGGCCTATGCCAACGTCTTCCATAGCCGTAACCGCGCCTACCGTGATGTCGATGCATTATACACTATATGTAAATAATATTTTTTCTCAAGAATTTGATTATTGACTGCTAAAATGGTTTGATGAGTGTTTTGTATTTTTACAATTGTGACTATAAAAAACATAGTAGTTTTTTAGTTACAAAGTGATTATAAAATTAGATGTCTTCATTCATTATGTTTATGTAATCGGCAATTTTTGTCTGAGCAGGATAATGCTCTTTCTGAAAATCTTGCATATCCTGTGTTCCAGCAAACTTATTGCACTCAACACATATCAAGATTATATTATCCTTGCTATGATTTCTCGAATCACAATAAGGCTTGATATGGCCGTAGACTAACCTATTACTACCTACATGTAGGTAGCAACATTTACAGACTCCTTCATCCCGGGAGTCTCTCACATCAACATGATATTGTAGCTCCCTTGGGATAGGTAATCTTGTAGGAAGAGATGATTTAATATTAGGCCTTGTAGTATCTGTGTCACTTACGAATTTGCTAACTTCATATGTGAGCCACTTCATCACATCCTCCTTTGTGTATGATACACCTTTTACCTCCGTGCGACGGTTTATCCATACATTTATGTATTGTTGTAAGGTTGCGTAGGTATAGACTTTATCGCAGAATATATCCACTTGAGAGTTATCAATAATGCTTTCCTTATTATAGCACTGATTCATATATATATAATATAACAAGGGTATTGTACCATATGTATACTTCTGAGGGCTATTAACAATAATGTATTTGAACGCTGACAGTGTTGACAAGAAACAGCCATATTCCTTGTCACTTAACGCAAAGTCATCGTTGTCCAGCTTAATGCTTGGCTTATAGTGTTCGTCAGTACGAGCGATCTTATGGATGATATCGTCAACACAAGAATTTTTATGAATGTATACATCTAGAAACCGATATGTAATGAAATACCAATAGGCGGTTCCGCTTACAAAGCAATTACTTCCGTACATATCAACTATGGTTGATTCAAGTGAAACCATTTCATTATATTTGTATAAGAAACGGTTGATACAGTTATCAGTATTTTTGAGTTGGGATGATTGGTTTACAACTTTCTGAGCTTGAAACAGTAGGAAATTGTCTTGTCGTATAGAAAACGTTTTCTTTCTATAATCTACGACAATCGGTATCATTTGCTTTGCGATTACAGAACCCTCTTGTTTATAGTAATAATCAAATGATTCACCTTTGTACTTTATTTCACCAGTCATAAACTTGTAAAGGACGTTGGCTCTGTTTGCGAAATCAGGCAACTCAAATAGGCATTTGACATCGTCAATATACTTGTGTACTTCGTCGCTAAGATTGGAAAAGTTCGCAAATACCATAGCAGACATAAATGTAATATTTGATTTGGAACATATAGTCTCAAGGAATGTTTGTGCGTTAGAAGCACCCCACGCATACTTATTCACATTGCGTTGGTATGTATTCTGTTTTATATATTTCGAATATAAATATACGAAATGCGGTACAGATAAGAAGAACGTCTTGAGGGGTTCTAACCTGTCGTGTGTTATTTTGAAATATATGGTATGGATTTCAATATTAGATAATGTATAACATATATTGCCAGTCTTGTCCCTAATGTTGGGGTCTAATATCATCTCAGATAACAAATAATCATTTCTGCTATCGCACTCTTCAGGCGTTGCATAGATATCAGCTCGTTCATTAATCAAAGCCATATTAATATTACTATATTGTTGTTTTTCATTTACTGATATACAATATAATAAAAACAAGTATTCAATTTTATAAAATCCATATTTACGATTTTTAGTCTATTTTTCAATAAATTTATAACCAGATGTACTAAATCCACTAGGTGCGGTTTGTCTTCCAAATGGACTCACTATTATGTGTGTACTTTTCAGACAATTTAATCCGAACTCAATAATCTACACATATTATTTGCCTCCAGATTCACACTTGGCTCTTTAAACAGCTGTGAAATCATATTGTCATCACGGAAACGAACAGTATAACTCTGCTGAATGTTGTTTCGGCCAATACGTCCAAGGGCTTGTAACGTCTTCTGTTGCGTCATATTTGTTAAATCCTTTCCAATAAATCCGTGACAGAATTGATAATTCGTGCCATAAATATAATCGGATGATGCGACGATAATAAACAACCGTTGTTCGTCAGCCAGCTTCTTGATAATCTCCACATATCGCACGTCTTGTCCTTCCGCAAACATCCCGATTCCTAGCAATAACAATACCTTCAAATTATTATCTACAGAAAGCATCATAACCTCTTTTACAGTGACTTCATCGATATTCGAAACAAACGCACTTTCGATAACGTCATTGTCTGGACTCCAAATATTCTGATGGGGACGTGTATTTGGGATATATTGTGCGTCAAGTGAAATCAATCGAACTTCTTTGCGTAACTTATTAATCTGGTCCATCATTTTCTGTGATTCATTACATAAACGCCCACTTTCCCTTGCCGCGACCTTGTCGTCTTTGCCATCTCCAGACGACTTTGTTTCTTTGGTTGCGATTTCGCCTTCCAAATATTCAATCTTCTTGACAAGTTCGTCGTTTTTGGTAATCTTATGAAGAATATTTTGGAATACACTGCTGGGAATGTTCGATTGTTGAATATAAAACATGCTGATCTTCTTGACATCTTCACAAAGGAATATCGTCGGACCATCAGTCAATGTATACGCGTCAGATGTGGTAATCAATAACCCATTTCTATTCATGGGTTTATTTGGCACATTGGAAGACACACTTACACTATTCATACGAGTCAATGAAGATCCTCCCATTTTCTTTGCTTGCGAACTATCACTATTTGTCCTGAAAATATGGTTAGCCTTTACTTCAAATTTCTTCAAACGATTTTCTTTGAAATACTGACATACAGGTCCCCAATATTCGTGATGTAGTTTTCCCAATAACACCAAATAATACTCTTTCAAACTATTCATAGTAATTTCAGCAATCCCAGAGAAATAATTTTCGATCAAACACTCCTCTGGGACATAGTCATTATGATTCACCAAATCAATAAATCGGATAATCTCTTGTAAATCAAAGTATCTCAGTAATGTCTTATGTTGTTCGCAGTAATCGACGCATTCTACCAAATCATTCAAATCATTATAAAGCAAATGGGGCACAACACAATATCCGTCTTTATTTATGATAGGAATCGATTTGCGGCAGTCAAAACTAGTCACGCTTTCAATTTCTGCTCCGTCAAACTTATTTCGGAAGTCACCAAATACACTTTGTAGTTCATTTTCACTCGGCAATGTGGCACATGACATAACCATACTAGGTATCTTGTTCTGCTTCCAATTTTTATTAATGGTATCATGTAATTCATGGTTTTCGTAATCCATAGTAATGGTGGGCTCGTCCCAATAGGTAATCACATTATCAGCATCGTTGAACGCCAACATATAATGCATTGCGGTTAGATAAGAATGAACGTCACAGATCATAATTTCCACATTATCACCAACGCTATTATCTACTTTACCAATGCCTCCGGAACGTCTATTTTTACTGTAACTCAGCGCCGAGAAATAGTGGAGGCGAATATCATCGGCTGTCTCACACCCAAACGCAAAAGCCACCTTCTTTTCTACCGAGATAGCCGCCTTTGCTAGTGCCAAACCAATATGTCTTGCTACACATACAAAGATGATTCGTTTTGTCTCGGAAAGGCCTATAGGTGATAATGTTTTTCCCGTTCCGGTTGGGGCTGAATATAAGACTAATCGTGGAACGAATTCCTGATCTTTACGAAAGATGTGGAATAATTGTTTTTGATGAGGGAATAACTGGATATCTTCATATTTCAATAAATAATCGTTCTTCTCAATAAACGAATACGCATTTGTAATAATGTCTCGCGTTTTTATCATTTTTTTGGCGTAGCTTGTGTAATCATCAATAATCAATAGGACATGTCTATTAATATTTGATATGGATGTTTTTCTTAGTTGAAGGATAGTATACAAATAAAAGGCGAAATGCGGTTTCTTTTTATGGATTTGTCTCAAAAGTTCATAAAACAGGTCAATCAACAAGAATTCAAATATGCGTGTTTTATTTTCGTTGATATTGACGTCCAAATTCTGAATACGAATTGTATCAGCACTTTTCATTTTTTTTAATTCACCGCCAATATTAAAATGGTGTGACGACTGACATTTGAGTTTGTCGCCGTATTTTTTAATACCTTTATGGAGTGGCTCTTCGAAGTATTTTTTAAATAACATATATTCTGTTTCGTGAGTTTGCTCGATTTTTGTAAATGAAAACATGGATTGGTGTTTATTATGATGGACGTTAACATTATGGTAACCTGAAATAATCAACTTCAAGATATTTTTCTCATTTTCTGCGGTGGGGACCTCTATGGTTTCCCATTCACTCTTAGACAACTTGTCTTGACCTAGGTTCATTTTGATATAATTCTGTATAGAAACTAATATCACTTATAAATACATTTAAAAATCAATTTTACAAATACAAAAATTATAAAAGATGGAAAAAATATAGAAAAGTCCGTGTAAATATACCAATTATGAAATGTTAAATGGACTATTTAAAAAGAAAGTACAAAAAATATCATTTGAAGACGTTCAACTCATTATGAAGAAACATCACGATTATATACTTATTAATACCATGGCAGAAACATCTCAGGACTGTTTGATTCGACATACGTTATATTATAAGAATGAAACAAAAATGATAAATGACATGATAACTCGAGGCGATTTGTCTAGTAAAAGGATCATTATATATGGAAAAAACGCAAATGATGAGACAGTTGAACCCAAATATCACCAAATTTGCGGTTTGGGATTTATCGAAGTTTTTGTATATCCAGGTGGGTTATTTGAATGGTTATGTTTACAAGATATATATGGTGATGACGAATTCCCAACTACATCAAAACAATTAGACATTTTGAAGTATAGGCCTTGCAAGATGTTGCTATAAATTTTGACTGTATGCAATAATTTATTAAGGCAAAATGTATTTAGTCAATATTATATTTATTGATTAAATAATTAAAAAGGTAGGTAGATATATATACATATACATACATTATGTCAACTGACTGGCTTGGTGATACAACTGCTAATAAAATTAAACATAGTTATATTAATGGGTTTTTAGACGTGAGTGGTTCACACTTTATAATGCGTAATGGTGATGCCAGTTTCAATGGCGGAATGTCTGTTGACGGTGATGCCAGTTTCAATGGCGCTGTAGACATCTGTGGTAATTTTTACGCACAATACCCTTATAGTTCTATACCTCCATCTGCTATAGTTGGTGGTGTAACTGGGATAAACCCGGATGTTGATTTAAGCTTGAATGCTGGATTTTTACTTGGTGGTGACGCTAGTTTTAATAGTGGTATGACAGTTAGTGGCAATGTAGGCATTGGAACGACGAATCCATTAGGAAAACTACATATTTCCTCTGGAACTTCTGGGGATTGCAACTTAATATTACAGGCTGATACTGATGATAACAACGAACATGATAATCCAATGATTTTATTTAGACAAGACGGCGCAATAGATAGGGCAATGATTGGCACAAATAACAATGCTTTAGAAATTGCTACTAGTGCTAATGGTTATATATCATTCAAAACTACATCTTCTAGTGGAACTGATTACACAAGCACTAGTGCTAGAATGACTATTCTTGGTGATGGTAAAGTCGGCATTGGCACTTCCAATCCAACTGAATTTTTAACGGTATATAACGGTACAGGTGGCGGTGATGAGAAATCAACATTTGTTTTTGGGGGGGCAGGGATGTTTCAGGCGAGGCGTGGAACTGGTTATGATAGCTGGACGAAGGGTCAGATAAGTACAAACTTTTCCTCAGGGCGACCGAACATTACTCTGCAGAAGAGTGGTGGAAATGACTGGCAATTACAAATCGGTCATTCTGCGTCCAATAATAGTGAGTATTTCTTTTTTGTGTACAATGGTAGTAGAATGTCGTATTGGAAACAAAATGGCAGTAATGCTCAGCAGAATTTTACAGGACAGCATAGAAATAAAATTGAAAATATTCACATACAACAATTGTCCGATTATAAAGGACTTATTGTATGTGCGAACAAAAATAAATATCTTTATGCAGACGGAAATGGTGAAGTAGTAAGAGGAAAGGAAGCGATTACAATAAACGAAGCATTACCAATAGTATCTTTATGTTCAAAAGAACAAGACAAAAGTTGTTATGGTGTAATTAGTGATGCTGAAGATAATACTGGCGAGCGTGAATATAATCTCGGTCCAAGTGGAACTATTGGTAAAAAAAGCTTAGGAGATGATCGTTTTCATATCAATGCTCTAGGTGAAGGAGCAATGTGGGTTTCCAATAAAAACGGTTCATTGGAAAGTGGTGATTATATAACTACGTCTTCTGTTCCTGGTTACGGACAAAAACAAAATAGTGAGTTCTTAGCAAATTATAGTGTAGGCAAAATTACGATGGATTGTGATTTCAATCCTGCCTTGCAATACAAAAAACAAATCAAGCGAACAAATATAGATTTTTTCCAAGATATTAGTGGAGATTATTGGGAAAATAATAGCGGCAACATATATCATAATCCTGGTGCAAACTATTTTGAAGATGCTAGTGGAAACCGTGTATTTTATGATAAAACTGGGGAACCTATATACAACTTCAAAAATAGACAAGACCATACAGACGATTTGTATGACCCAAGTGGTAATCTCGTTCAATATATGGATAGAAATTATTATCGTACTGATACAAAAGAATTGCTTTATGGATATCGTCTAGAAACGAAAGAAGATGAAACAAGGGGACTACCATACGATACGAATATATATAAAAATACAAATTACAATCTAACGTTTGATGAATCAAATAATTTAATTAGTGTCACAGAAAACATCTTAGACGAACACGCAGAAATCCAATGGGAAGACACTGAAGAACAAGAAAGAGCCTATAATATTCGCTATTTGGACGCATCTGCAAACATTCTCACCGAAAAGGAATACAACACAAAGATAGCAGCCAGTGAGGAAGCCTATATAGCAGCCTTCGTGGGATGTACGTATCATTGTGGATAAACAATCAAATTTTCTCAATACCAATACCTTTCTGATTTAAAAAATATAGAACTAATTCATCATTTTTATAATCATCAATATATTTTATTTCTTTAATGCCAGAAGCAATAAGCAATCTAGCACATATTAAACAAGGATAATGAGTAATATATGCTATACAACCTTCGCTTGATACACCTCTTTTGGCACAATCACATAAAGCGTTTTGCTCTGCGTGAATAGTGGCTTGTTCGTGATTGTCACGCACAATGCTTTTATGAGGACATCCCGGCAAAAATCCATTATAACCTTGACTTATGATTCGGTTATCTTTTACTAACAAACATCCAACCTTCAACCGGTCACAGGGGGACCGTTTCGAAGTGACTTGAACGATTTCTTTGAAATAACTGTTCCAATCAGGTCTTTCCATTATTAGAAATAACTATCAACATAATTTCATATTTATTTCTATAAAGACTTATTGAAAAATACGTCTAATCCCAATTTGCAGGACGCATTTTTTTACCACCATCATACGGAACCGCAAAATCTTGGTCGATTAACCAATCATTAATACTGATATTATTAAAATATACATCAGCCAATATGCGTCCATATTTCTCATTTGCTACATTACGCAGCTCAACAATTTGCCCCATAATCAAATCGCTCAATGCGTCACGAACAACAATAGCAAGGTCCTTCTCGGCTTTGGAACTTCCGCGAATTTCGGGGGTATCAATGCCATTCAAACGCACAGAAAACCGGTATATAGGTCCGTCGGAATTGGGCAATTTGGCAGCAATCGTGATAGTATCACCATCATAGACCTTGATTACTTTACCATAATGGATAGGATACACAAAAGGACGAGTATCTTTGTACTCGATATCACGTAAATATTCAACACTCTCACTCATAATAATATAAGCACGGTTAAAAGTTTATATTATTTTGTATAAATATTATTAGACGCGTATATAGTATTAGACGGTCTCTTTCGAACTAGTAGTAAGAACAGGATCTTCAGAAGTGTGTATTTCTTCTATCTCAATTTCGGGGTCCTCTAACACTTGTATTTTATCAGGGTCTACATTGTTATATTGAACGGGTTGAGTGAGATATGCGGAAATAAAGACATTCTTCTTTGTGTTAGATATGTCGTATGCCTCTTTCAATTTGAAAGCCATAAATAACACATTCGTTAAGTATACAGTGAGAGTTTTGTCATCCAAATAATGAGTAAATACAGTGTAACCACTGAACCCGCTATTAACCAAGAATGCTGCGAGAGCGACGTAACTCACTTTCTGATAAAGACCGTCTAAATACAAAATGCTGTCTTTTTTGGCAACGGGGAGTTGAATTAGTGCTTCTCCAACTGAGTCGTTGTCTGTGGCGACAGTTTTATCGACTTCCAAATAAGTAATCATCTTGTTTTCGCGTTTCACTTCCACAAAGTAAAGTCCACAAAACGCGCATAATGAGAAAATATTCATTGCTAAATTTGCGTTATGAATAGGATTCGAGCTATCCACTAATTCAGTCATGGAACAAATATTATCACCGCATTTTTGCGGGACAAACATCATTAACAAAGAACCTACCAATACACGATAAAGTTCAACGACCAGTGTAATGTATACATTCGATTTCTGTTGAAAATCCTGATCTTGTACTGTTTCACGGATACTTTTCCTAATACTCCCTATCGTATCCAGAATTTTTGGTTCTTCCTCTGAACTCATTTTTATATATAAAGAGGATATTATTTTTTCTGTAGCATAAAATTGAAAAGAGATTTTTTAGGAATGTAATAATATTATTAATATATAAAGGTTCAAAATGAGTAAACCAATCATTCTAACAATCGAAGGTAATATTGGGGCAGGAAAGTCAACTATACTGCAGAAGTTAAAGGACAAAATAGAGGAAGAAGAACACAAACATATTATGTTCTTGAAAGAACCGGTTGATGAATGGGACAAAATAAGAGATAAGGAGGATACACCCATTCTGAGTAAATTCTATGAAAATACAGAAAAATATTCTTTTGCTTTCCAGATAATGGCATGTACCACACGGATTGGTGTAATAAAGAGGGCTATTGATGAAAATCCGGAATGTAAAGTATTTATATGTGAGAGATCAATTGAAGCTGACGCTCAAATATTTGCAAAGATGCTTTATGAAGACGGACTTATAGGTGAATTAGAATACCAAGTATATAAGTTATTCTATAACGAACACAAAGAACTTTACAAGACATGTGGTTGTGTTTACCTGGATACATTTGCGGATAAGTGTCATGAAAGAGTAAAAAAACGTAGTCGTGATGGAGAAAGTGGAATTCCACTAGAATATCTAGAAAAATGCCAAAAATACCATAACGACTGGTTGAAAAATGATGAAAATAAGTTAGATATGCCTTTGCTTGTGTTAGATACGAATGATGATGTAAATTTCGATTTAAATGATGAAACAGACAAAGGTCATCAATGGATAAAGGAAATATTTGACTTTATGGATGTATTGACAATAAAAAATGATTAAACCGGATTGAATAATATTATATTTCCATAAAGTATAATACTATGTTTGATGTACTCTATAAAGTGTTTTTAGAAACGACTGACCCAAAAACAGAATACGATAGATTATATTCTTTGGATATAGCGTTTAGCATACTGATACATCTATTTTTTTACATGTTTGTATATTCTTTACTAGTTTTCTTATTTAAAGTGCCATATCGTCCAATATCAATGTTGTTTATTTTGTCGATAACAATGATTATAGGATACTATTCGCGATTATCTCGTTCGAAGAGCATATATACCATATTAAAAAACATGGGATATACAGAGAAAGAATCATATAACAAGACAATGTCTACTATTCGTAATGGGTATTTTAATTGGTATTTTCTAGGTTAGCATTAATTAAATTTTACTACGATTTCTACACTCTCTTTTTTAATGCATTTACATGCGGATACAGATAATTCCTCGCGTTTTTTGCGTGTTTTAGAATTGTCGTTTGTACGGCCTTCATTATTCACAGGGGAACGTCTTTTTGATGTACTATTTCGATTATTCATGTCATTCTCAATTTCGGTATAATTTTCTTCAATATATTTTACAATGTTATTTTGCAAGGCCCATTTGAAAAAGTTGAGTTGCCCGATAGTAGTTTCCATATAACGTTCATCGTCGTAAGGTATAGAAATCCTCTCCCACCTACAAAATGGGTCGAATCTTTTTTTAGAATAAGCTTTCAACTTAAGTTTATAGTCGTTATAGACTTTGAATCGAGTTTTGATATCCGAGTTTTCGCTGGTAGTTTCATACACAGTGAAATATTTTTTAGCATAGTTCGTTACAAACCAATCTACTATGCGTAATGAAATTTTGGATTCACCATTAATAATGTTTGTCATACATGTCAATTTTGTGGCATCTTTATAATAATCCATCAAATGGTTTAATAAAAGCTGGTTTTGTGTGTTCGCGTTATTTGTGTTATAAGACATTGTTATTGGTGTATAATTAGAAAGGTTTATATGTATTCCATAAAAAATATATTATTTTTTCGCATAATATATTTTTCCGCGTTATTTAAGTATGTAAAACGTCACCTCTACACAGAGAGCATGTGTTAGCATTTTCGCGGTTTTGTCTGGCATTATTTGTGAAACAAGAAATACATACTTTATGACCGCATTTTGGAACAATATAATTAGTAGGACCAAACTCGGTGTAGCATACAGGACATTCATTTTCGCTGACAATGTTTTTATTTGAAAGGATATTTTGTAGTTTATCACATTTTTGTATGCTGTTTTTTACATTTGATATATTAGAAGGCAATATATCAAAGCTTAGTGGTATTTTTTCATCAGACTTAGAATAATGTCTATAGAAACTGCGTGTATATGATGGTTTGTATAATAATCTAGAAGGGCGTTCATTATAAGCAACCAAATTGTGAATTTCATTATCCTCACGCATTCTCATAATAACATTATCTAATTTCTCCATGTTTGTTTTGCTGTATAAGCATTAATTAGAAAAGTTGTCAATTTTACATATATTGAATTACAAAAGGGTGCTTTTGGTGACTAACTCTTGGGCGATCATGCCAAGAGACGCAATCATCGCAAGACGACCGTTATTCAGTTCTTTATCCATAAGACTACCATATTCGTCAGTTGTTCTATCAACCGCAAAGTTAAACCCAATATCACCGGGCTGGTAATCTTCCAAAAGAGTGAATGGGCTTTCCGTAGGGTTCTTCCACCCTCTCAACATGGTGTTGAATTCCGACATAAACATAATTCCAATAACCATAAGCTTAACGGAGGTTGGTAGATGGTCGAACTGGTGGATCCCTTGTTCGCGTGTAACTATCTCTGTTAATGGAATAGTGGTTGCGGCAACCATGCCAATGCGTCCATGCTTTAGTTCCGCTTCACGAAGGAATGCCAGCCTAGATTCATCTTTAGAAAATCCAAGGGGGTCAAAATTATCCAAGGGAGGAGTAGAGCCCCGGATAATAACTGGTGAATTAGAGACAACATTACTGTTGAAAACGCTGAATGAAGTGGCAATCACTGGTAGAAGAAGAGACAAGAAGATTCTCATAATATAATATTCAGTATTATATTATTTATATCGTTTTTACTAAACTATTAGCATTCACGCAGTGATAATGCCACGTCATTTACATTTTCTGACGTGGCGTAAAATACCAATCCAGCGATTATAAAATTGATATTTGTATAGAATTTTATGGTCTTTGAATGAATACTAACATCGTACGGAAGACCATGAGTGAAATAATTAGAAATGTAGAGAATACATTCGAACGGTCCGAGTATAAAATCTTTCATATGTTAAGAATGATGCCATATTTCCGTAATTATTCTGCCTCATCTGGAAACGTACATAATGTATCCAAACATGAAGATGCTGTAAAAGATATATTTCTTCAGAATGGGTTGATTGAATTTATACCAAATCAAAAATTGTCAAAAAAAAAAGTAGAAGAGACCTTAAATACAAACGTAAACTCAATAGACATTATGCCATATTGCTTTGTTTCCCAACCTTGTGGGAGTCATGGCAACCCAGATTTTATAGTTAGGTTTGATGATAAGATATTCGGGTTTGAATGTAAATCAACAACAGGAGCAACTTATTGTCCGATGTATAATAGTGGAGGGATTAAACCAAATTACATTTACATATTTTCAAATGAAAGAATCAATCAAACCACACTATATAAAGGCAGTGACATTATAACGAATCGACAAACTAAATTGATTAAAGAACTCATTCAAAAACAAAAACAAATAGAGGAAGAATATAACAAATTATTGAATGAGAATGATCTCAATAACCGAGGGGTGTCTTATTATACACGACCAATGATAATTCAATCTGGTGATGCGAGAAAAACAAATTATTTCACACATGCCACAAGAGAAACGTGTGAAAAAAATGTATTGGATTATTTGTTATCATAAATAGGTTACTCATTTGTAAATAGGCAATACTTGCTTCAATTCAGTAGTATTAATGGCGTTATTGCCAAAATACAGGTCAATAAATTCCTTTGTTTTATCACTTGTAAAAGAATTAATTATTTCCTTATATTTTTTTATCAGCGTTCTTTTTGCCATCTGTCCGGTGGGTTTAATACAAATTAAATGGTTTTCCAATAAGTACGGTGTTTTCTCATCGATAATACAATAAGAGAATGTATATTTGCCTTTTCCGTAGCCTCTATTCAATACGAGTGTAGGTTCAATAATGCCCTCTTTTTTGATGTAATTTTTTTTCAATGGGTCTTTATAGTTTGTCAATGCTAACTTGTTGTTTTTGATGTCACCACTATAAATTAGACGTGTATTTGTTTTATCATTCGACAAAATGTCCTTGTGTTGGTTCCATACGACCGTACCTACGCTTACTTCAAACCCCATTTTGGATAAAGTGGTTGATTCGTTGTATAATTCTTTTATTTTACGAGTATTTTCAATGGAGTTGAAGAACACTTCGGATGAACGGTTTACTGTAAATTGGTCGTTATGCCCGTCATCTGGAGTTTTATTTTGAATAATAAATATAATGGTGTCCTGTGCTGTATTCATGAAGAGATTTTTATCATTATGTATGATGTCGATAATTTTGAAGTTATTGTAAATATGGTGTCTGATAGCGGAATAATAAAGACAGTTTACAAAATTGGTTGGTAGGACAAATGCGATGAATCCGTTTTTTTGAAGGAATTGTAAAGAATGAATAATGAATAATGTGAAAATGTTTGGTCTTCCATCAATGAATTCATGAAATCTTTCATCTACTTGGTTTTTTTTCATTACAAAATAGGGAGGATTGCCAACAATCAAATCGTATTTTTTATCCTGAGGATTCCATTCTAGAAAATTCTGGTTAATCAATTCAAGCTGATTATTTTGAAGTGTCTTATCTTTGATGCTATTGAAAATATCTTGATTTAGTTCTATTCCAGTAATATTCGCATCGTTGAAATGGGTATCGATACTTTCTATAAATTCACATGAACCACATGATGGTTCAAGAATGTCTTTTATTTCTGTGCCTTCTTGCTTGATACGGTCTAATGTATGTGTTACGATTGTTTGTGGAGTGAAATAGATGCCTTCCTTTTTTTTAGTGGCATTGTTAATGGTTTTGGTAAGGTCTTTTGAGAGGCTTGAAAATTCAACTTTTGCGCTCATAATATGCTAACTATACTGTATAGTAATATTTATGTTCTTTATTCAATTTTTATTACGAGGGTCTTTATAATTTATTAGGACACCATGAGAGTAGCCTCCAGCATTTTTTCGACTCACGTTACGATGACTATCGTCATATTCGACTGTTTTTACGTAATCTGTTTTAAAGTTAGATAATAGATATTTATAAATGCTTGGTATGCTGGCAACATCTGTCATTTCAATTGTGTTACTATTCTTCATATATATAAGTTTTGTACCCCACTCTTCCAATCCATCAAATATATGTGTTACGTATATAATACAGCATTTTCTCCTGGTTGTCTCAAGTTTCAAATAATTCATAAATCTGTCCTTTACCAAAAGGTCAAGATTAACAGTAATTTCGTCTAACAAACAGACCTTAAACGGTTTTATTAAATTAAGATATAATTGTACTCGTTTACGCTGTCCTTCACTTACCGCGTTTAACCGCCACTCTGGATTAATATCCAATAATTCCAATAATTCATTGTTTCTTTCAGGGTATTTGAGTTTCAGGTCTTTCATCATGTCTTTTACTTGAAGACTAGATTGAAGCGGCACATTATACCCACTATAAGCGACTGTTTGAGTCCCCCAGTTGTTATCAATATATGCGATATCATTGTTAAGTGATGTGTCGCGAAACGGATCTTTCCCTAGGACTTTTACTTTGTCATATTCACATAGGCATTTTCCACTAATAACTTTCATTAATGTAGATTTTCCACACCCATTGAGTCCTGTTAATATATAACAATTATTGCTATACAATTCAAGTGACAAATCTTTGAATATTGTTTTGTCATCGTAGTCAAACTGCAAGTTCTTTATCTCGATATATTTTTCGGTCATTATTAAGATTCATAAAAAGTATTTATGTTGTTTATATACGTGTTTGTGAAGGTATTTTGTAGATTTACAGACCATCCAAAAAATGTATGTATGAGTTATTTTCAACATTTTTTATTTTCGTTCAAATTGTCAGTTTACTTTTTCAAAAAGTCTATTCAAGCCTTCGTTCATTCTATATACCCTAATTTTTATATAACATCTTCAAGTGATGTTCCAATAGAATTAAAGGATAAATTCAGTGAGGTCGGATGTAAATCTAATACTACTATATATTGATGAGTGATACATCATATAATGAAACCACTCCGAAAAAATCATTGGATTTAGAGGAAGGAGATAATGATAGTGACAACCTATTATTAGAAGAAACAGATGAATTTGATATACATTCAAGGTCTGAACGTGACCTAGAATTTATCAAAAGTATGCGAAAAGACTTGCTCGGACAATATGAGGACGTAGGCATAACAAATCATACAGAAGTAGAAAAATATATGATGGACGAAGACAATAACGACATTGATATGCGTATATTAACTACTAATCATAACATTACATTAAGTTTTTTTAATAGAAGGACAGTTAATGAATTTGTAGTTAGTAACCATTCAGAAGCAGCATTAAGGAAGTGGTTTAATAAAATGGAAATAAAAAATCTAACATTTTGGGATAAAATTTGTTTTTACACGAATAGTCTTTATAATAATAAAATCAATAAATTTAAATTCGTTCAATATATGGGAGAGCTAACGATGATGTATGAAGATTCAAATAAATCAATATTAGAAATACAAAAATTAGCAAAAGAAATAATGGAAGATAGTGAAACTACAAGAGACAAAGGACCTTTATATTTCTTAAACGAACTAGACGATGATATTAATAATATATTTCAAAGAATAGATGTCTTTTTACGAAGGCATATAGAATTTATGATGCTATGTAGTGCCCCAGCTGATTTATTTTTAGATAATTATTTTGCCGCAAGAAGCAATTGCTGTGGTTTGATAGAAGTATACCATAGCATGGTACGACCTTTGTGTCCGATGCAACAAAAACAATATTATACAGCATTTTTAGACTTCAAAGATTGTAGAGATAAAGGCGCGAAACACGGTTTTTTATTAGAGATGGAAGGGTCTTATTTGAAAGGAGCTGACCGGGTATATTCTACACATAAACGGGTTGCTGCTCTGCATAACATACTGGGAGAACTTCACGCCATTAGTGAATTCATAAAAACTTCTGTAGAAATGAACGATCAATTGCTGTTTCGTGTATTAATGTTATTTGGCAGCTTTTTGACATTGTTAGGAGAGTATGTATGGAATACACAGTTGAAACAATACCATTATGAATAAAACGAATGTATATAAACATAAGATGTTGTATCCAGTAATGACGGAACAAGCAGAGTTGATATTGCGTATTGCTGAATTGGAAAAATCAAATCAGCAACTCCAAAATCAGTTGCGAGAAGCAAACGCATATTTGAAAATATATGAGGTAAAAAATAAAAAGGTGATGTTCAAAAGTAAATTATAAAAATATCCTTACCATATAACGAGGTATTGTTTAATCGTCATCGTTCTCTTCATCGCATGCGGATTCACACAGAAATTGACCGGTTCCTTTCATTTGAACTATATTGCTATCTTTTCCACATAGATCACATTCTGCTTCTTGATTGTTTGGTTCTTCTTGTGCAAATAATATATCACCTAATCCATCATCATCAAAATACCCGTCACATAGACAGCATTTCTTCCATTGTCCTTGTTGATAAGTATCTTCTGTATCTTCTTCAAAATCCCAATCAGGCGGATATCGTTCACAATCCATATTTACACATAACTTAGGTTCTTTGTTATCCATAATAGTATTCTATATAGTAAAAAGTGTTTATATTTGTTTTATTTTATTTTGTGCGAACTTAAATATTCAAAAATAAATTGAAAAATACATGTAAAAATATCGTTACCATATATAGGAACGATATCACGAGAATAAATGATTTCCTACATTGCCGATTTGGAGAAACAAAATGAACGACTTAAAACTGAACTTGAAGAAACGAAGGCTCATTTGAAAAGGTACACCGCACCCGCCAGGAGTAAAAAATATTATCAAGAAAATAAGGAAGAACATAAGCAGCGGGTTAGGCAGTATAAGGAAAGCACAAAATATAATAATAAGTATCAACCAACGGAAGAAATGGGCAAGAACCGCCTATTTAAATAAAAATCAAAGTTGGAACGAGAAAATATAGAGAAACAAGAAGTTTACG